TTAGTGAATGGGTAAGCGAAGCGAGTAGAAGCGAAGCGAGTAGAAGCGAAGCGAGTAGAAGCGAAGCGAGTAGAAGCGAAGCGAGTAGAAGCGAAGCGAGTAGAAGCGAAGCGAGTAGAAGCGAAGCGAGTAAAAGCACAACATTTCCTCGTGGACTTATTGAAAGAAATCTCGGAATCTCAGGGGAATATACTGCAGAATATAAGGCACTCATCTGGCAGGCATGTCCGTATTATTATCCCGAGTATCCATATGAACTTACACGGAAAGATACACCAAGAGAATTAATCGACGGATATTCTTTTAATATTGATCCAGAAGGATGCCGAGACGTAGATGATGTATTTACTTTTAAGAAACTGGATATAGATGGATGGTTAGTTACTATTACTATTAGCGATGTAGCTGCATATGTAGAAGATGGTTCTGCGATTGATATTATGGCATCTCTTATTGGTCAAACACTGTATGATCAGAATGGTACAATTATTAAACCAATGTTACCTGAAGCATATCAAAATGAATGTTCTCTTCTACCAAATAAATTATCATATGGACTCTCTATGCAATTCTTATGGTTAAGTAATAGCCAGACAATTCTAAATGTAAAATGGTTTGAATCAACATTGGAAAATAACAGAACATTTACATATGAAGAGTTTCAACGAAATCCAATTTATCCTCTTCAAGAAATCGCATCACATTTAGCGGGAGCTCCCTTAGATGATTCACATAAATGGGTAGAACAAATGATGATTTTTTATAATAAGGAGGCAGGTAAGATTCTGAAAAGCAATCAAATGGGTATTCTGCGTAGACATTCTGCACCTAATCAAGAGCGTCTGGAGCGATACCAAAAATACTTACCAGAGTTTGAATATTTTGCATTTAGCGCTGCAGAATATTGTTTGGCAGAAGATACTGATACCACACATTATGGACTTCATTCAGATACATATGCACATACATCGAGTCCTATTCGTAGATATGCCGATTTAGTTAATCAACGGGTTTTAAAGTTGATAATTCAGGGTTCATCTGAAAAATATATTGTACCACTTGCAATGTATGATATGAAACAGAGAGAAAAGGCCGTTAAACATTTCACACGAGATGTAGATTTCTTAAAAGCAATTACATCTGGAAATACATTTACAGGAATTATTATGGATACAGTAAAAAAAGAAAATCGGTTAAAAATAAAAGTATATATTTATGAATGGAAACGAATTGTATCTGTTTATTATAAAATACAAGATGATATGATTCTGTCGAAAGATGAAACAACAGAGATAGATGCAACACTTTACAGAAAAGTTAAGGTAAAGTGTGCTGTAATTCCAAATGCGAGGAACTGGAAGGAGCGAGTCGTTATTCACATTGAATAACACTCGTAGTGAACGAGTCGTTATTCACATTGAATAGTTTTAATCTTGATATGGTTTCAATGCCTGTATTTTATCTTTCACGTCATGGTCTGAATATACTAATAGAAGAGCATGTGCTTGATCTCCATATATACTGCTATAATTATGAATCTTATGAATAGTTGTGCGTTTGTATCGATGTAATAATTTAATTGTAGTAGAATCCCGTAACATATATGCAATTTCCATAAGATTCATTCCATTATAATGATATCGTGCATGAATATCTAGATCAGATTGAAGGGCTTGCTCTAAAGACTCATAACGTTGATAGAATATATCAAACCATATTCCTTTTTCTTTAGGAAGAGGAATACCATAAAAGGAATGTGGTTGCTTATATAAAATATAGATGCGATAAATTCGCCGCGAACACTTCATTAATGACAGAATATCGGGATAATTCATAAATGGAAGAATAAGACTTCCATTATGAATATCAAGTAGTCTCGTTAAATAGTCCATTGTAATCTGATTAATTAGATATTCATAAATATATCAATTTTATTTCATTGTAAAAAATAAAATTGACAGTTAAAATATTATAGTTTAGAACTTAGACAATTGTTTCTTATTACCTTACAGAAATGCCAGCAGGTTTCAACGAGGCTTCCTCTGAAATTGAATCCATTGTGGGGGTTCAGTTCAGTATTCTGTCCCCTGAGGAAATTGAAAAAAGTTCCGTGGTAGAGATTACCACTCAGACTCCTTATGAAGGAAATGAGCCTAAAATTGGCGGTATCTTCGATCCTCGCATGGGTGTATTAGAAAATGGAAAAATCTGCCGTACTTGCGGTCAAACGAATCACGGTTGTCCGGGTCATTTCGGACATTACCGTTTAACCCGTCCAGTATATTATATTCAATTTCACAATATGGTTATGAATGTTTTAAAGTGTATTTGCATCCGTTGCTCTAAATTGCGTATTGATAAAGAGTTGCACAAAGACCTTCTCCTTCGTAAGGGCGAAGCACGTTGGAAGGAGGTTTTGTCTCTCTCCTCCAACATCAAACGATGCGGTCAAGAATGCGAGGATGGTTGCGGTGCCATTCAGCCTGATAAGTTTACGCGTGAGGGAATTGCCACAATCGTTGCTAACTTTCCAATGGTATCTGAGATACCTGAGAGTAAGCAAGAACTTGAAGTGGAATATGTTCATCGTCTGTTTCGTCGTATCATTGATGAAGACGTGGACTTTATGGGGTTGAGTCGCTTCTGGTGCCGTCCTGACTGGATGATTTGCACGGTCTTGCGCATCCCGCCCCCTCAGGTTCGCCCCTCAGTCATTCAGGACAATAATCAGCGTTCTGAAGATGACTTGACTCATAAACTCTTTGATATTATTAAAAATGATTTGACCTTGAAAGATAAGATTGAGAAAAATGCGATGAAAAAGGTAATTGATGATATGACGAATGTCGTCCAGTATCACGTAGCTACTCTCGTGGATAACAACATCCCTGGCGTGGCCCCTTCTGCTCAACGTAGTGGACGACCCCTTAAGTCCATTCAACAGCGTCTGGGTGGCAAAGAAGGGCGTATCCGCTACAATATTCAAGGTAAGCGTGTGGAATTCTCTGCACGCTCTGTCATCACTCCTGACCCCAATCTGAGTGTTGCTGAAATTGGTGTCCCTCTCGAGATTGCTATGAATCTGACAAGCCCTGAGCGTGTGACGCCTTACAATATTGATAAACTCTATAAAATTATTCGCAATGGTGCCGATGTATGGCCTGGTGCTAAAACCATTGTACGCAAAGATGGGCGAATGATCTCTCTGAAACATGTCAAAACAGAAGAGATTGTTCTATACGATGGAGATTTAGTGAATCGTCATTTGATTGACAATGACATCCTACTCTTTAATCGTCAACCGACACTTCACAAGATGTCGATGATGGGTCACCGTGTCAAGGTGCTCCCCTACAAAACGTTTCGGATGAATGTACTCGTCACTCGTCCCTACAACGCTGATTTTGATGGTGATAAACACTCGTATTCTACATAAGAATCTTGTCACCAACAGGTAGCCACTTTATAAGCTGTGATGTCGCTTATAGAGAGTAATGGTGTAAACATCACTATTTGTAGATTTCGTGCATATCTGCGAATAATATAACTGCCTAGTAGAAAATTGATTGATTTAAATAAATAAAACATAAATATATAGATTACTATTGCTAAAATGAGTAAAATACTAAATGACAATTCAGAAGTACAAGGACATATTTACCGAATAACTAATTCAAACACAAATAAACAGTATATTGGACAAACACTCTCACATCGGAAAAATCGTAATAAATATAGACCATTTGGATATATAGGACGCTTTAATGATCATATTAGCGAAGCAATATGTAACACTAAAAAGAAACAGTGTACATATTTGAATAATGCAATACGATTATGCGGTAAAGAGGCATTCACAGTAGAATTGCTCCTGACATGTTCAAAAGAAGAACTTGATAATTTTGAAGAACAATATATCAAGGAATATGGAACATTGTATCCAAATGGCTATAATTTAACATCTGGTGGAAAAGCATTTACAAAAACTCCAATTGAACCTTCTAGTCCAAAAGAAGTGCCTAAAAAACGTGGAGGATGTATCAGTCGTAGTCCTGAAACACGTGCAAAAATGACAGAAAGTCTGAAGCAAGTAATGGGTACACCTGAAGCACGAAAAGAACAAATGCTTCGGTCTCAAAAACAACACTTTGATGCTAAACTTTCTAGATTTAAAGGTGCAATAATTGATGAAGAAAATATAGAGCAATATTTGAAGATACGAAAATCAAACAACTCTACATTTATCAAAATCAAGATTGGAGATAAAACAACATCTATCGTAGGTAAATACGAAACACTTGACGAATTAAAACAAAAAGCAATAGAATTTATAAAATCAATCAATGCTTCTGCAACACTTCCAAATTGTTCGGGAACCCCCTAAAGCTTCAATTACCAAAGATATTGTGAAAACAGTAGTCTGGCTCCAGAGAAAAACTGGAGGTAGGGTAACAATATTGAAGATAAGCGTCTAGCAAAATGGGAAATCCGCAGCCAAGCTCCTAAGCCCGTTATGGTAAAAGCATCCACAAGATGTTGATACTGTTATGGTAGGGTATGGAGAAGGTTCAGAGACTAAATGCCAGTGGGTCATATATGACGGTCTAACCAACCAGATATGGCTTAAGATATAGTCCGCCCCCCTTGGAAACTTGGGGGAACGTTCGGAGATGAACGCACATATACCACAAAGCTATGAAGCTATGGTAGAACTCGAAGAAATTGCGGCCGTGCCGCACCATATTATCACGCCACGTCATGCGAAGCCCATGATTGGTATTTATCAAGACACGCTTGTAGGTTCCTACTTGCTCACAAAGCCTGGAATTCAATTTACCCAGCGTGAGTTCATGAATCTTATGATGTGGAATAAACGTTTTGACGGCATCATGCCTAATGGACGCGTTATGTTGGGCGATCAAGTCCGCTGGTCAGGACAGCAAGTATTGGGTGCACTACTTCCGCCTATCAATATGGAATTGGGAAACAAATCCTATGACAATGAAAATCCCAATCCAGACAATTATGTAAAAATTAAAGAGGGTGATATTGAACAGGGAACGGTAGATGGTGATATTTATATGAAGCCCTCCAAAGGTATTGTACACATAACGTATAATGACTATGGTGCCAAGGACACAGTGGATCTCCTGGATTCTCTTCAGAATACGGTGGAGAACTTCTTGGTGCTTAATGGGTTCAGTGTGGGTATCAGCGATTTAATTGCAGATGAAGATACAAAGAAACAGATTGATATTCAAATCCAGGAGCGTAAGAAGCAAGTAGAACAGTTTATCTTGCAAGTTCACTTGGATCTCTTTGATAACAATACTGGAAAAACAAATCAACAAGAGTTTGAGGATCAGATTTTCGGTATTCTCAATCAGGCTACATCAGATGCTGGTTCTCTTGGACAAAAGTCTCTTTCCAGTGAGAATCGTCTTCTTGCGATGGTTCGTTCTGGCTCTAAGGGTGAGCCGCTCAACGTGGCTCAAATGATGGCATGTCTCGGTCAGACAGCTATTGAAGGTAAGCGTGTTCCCTATGGATTCACGGATCGCACCTTGCCTCACTATAAGAAATATGATGACTCCTCGGAAGCACGCGGATTCATTGAGTCATCCTTCATTCGTGGATTGACTCCTCAGCAATTCTTCTTTCATGCTATGTCAGGACGCGAAGGTCTTATTGATACTGCAGTGAAGACAGCCGATACAGGCTATATCCAGCGTCAGCTCATCAAATCTATGGAGGATCTAACGGTTCATCATGATGGAACAGTGCGCGATGCAAACAATAATATTGTTCAATACCACTATGGTGAAGACGGAATTAATCCCGTCAAGATTGAGACACAGGCGCTCTCCATTGGTAAGTTATCTGAACAAGAAATCTATACAAAATATGGAATGCAAGGTGTAGATTGGAGTACTATCCTTAAAGAAGGAGTAGTCCGTGAAGATGAAACCGCAGTAATTGCTGAATACGTAGAACTCCTTAAAAATGATCGATTCATGATGGTAGAAGGTGTCTTTCAGAAGAAATCACTAGATTCAGGCAGTGTCTTTGCACCTGTAAATCTTGCACGTTATATCCTAAACACGAAGGTTCGCTTTGCGCTCAAGAAAGATGAGAAAACCGACCTTACTCCTGGAACGATTTTCGCAGGAATTAATGAAATCGTTAAGCGTACTCATTCCTTTCATAAGATTTGGGCTGCGCTTCTTAGATTTCATCTGGCTCCTCACAAACTCATTGTGGAGGAAAGATTTACAAAGGCTGCATTTGAGATGCTTATGGAGCTTATTGTTATTAATCACATGAAGTCCTGGGTTCAACCTGGCGACCAGGTGGGTATTGTGGCTGCCCAGTCTATTGGCGAACCTGCTACCCAAATGTGCGCCCAAAAAGACTCGTTAATTGTATTACAAAATGACAAAAATCTGAAATATTTTGGAACTGTGGGAGAATTTTGTGATTCAGTTCTAGAAAAGAATAAAGAAAAAGTAATTACTATTGGAAAAGACAGTGTAGTTCTTCCACTTGAAGAAAATTACTTCATTGTAGGTGTAAGTCAGGATGAGAAGACTTCCTGGAAACGTATCAGTGAAATTAGCCGTCATCCTGCTAATGGAGGAATGGTAGAAGTTGTTACACGCACAGGACGCAAAACAACTGCAACTCTTACACATTCTTTCTTGAAACGCTCAAAAGAGGGCATTGTGCCTGTACTTGGCTCAGATTTACAAGTAGGAATGCGTATTCCTATTGCTCGTCAAATTCCTGAAGTACCTCTTCCTATCATGTCTTTTGTACAAGGAGAAACAATATTTGATATGAATAAAGAATTTGGATGGGTATGTGGTATGTATTTAGCAGATGGATGCTTTAGAGGGAATATTATAAGTATTTCAAAAGTAAATCCAATGGTTGAAACTATTATGCGTTCATTTATAGCAAAATACAAACTTCGTTTTGAAATTGTTGAACGTCAAAGTAAATTTGGTCCTTCAAAAGATAATAATATTTATTCCAAAGATCTCAAAGACTTCCTTATGGCTACATTCAATACTGGTTCATATAATAAGCAAATTGGAGCAACGGTATTCCATTCAAATAAAGACTTTATTGCAGGTGTTATTAGTGGATTCTTTGATGGTGATGGAAATGTCTCAGTAGAGCGCCAACTTATTCGTGCTAGTTCACGTTCTAAGAAGGTTATTGAGCAAATCACAATGCTACTAGGGTATGTAGGACTCTTTGGTAGCATGTCAGAAGAAGCAAGTATTCGTATTAAAGATAAGGTACAACATACACTTATAATTCCTCGTAAATTTGCATTTGAATACAAAGACAAAATTGGATTCAATCTCCCTGAGAAAGCAATGGCTTTAGACGAAATTATTCAGTATAATAATCGTCCAGATGCGCACTCTGTTCAAGAAATGATTGACAAAATCCCTGAATTAGGCGAAACAATTGCAGAAACAGGACGTCTTCTTAAGATGCCTGGACAAAGTCGCACATATGGTCGATGGGCAAAGAAAGATGCCATTGGTCGCCAGACTTTGGAAAAATATGTTGCGGAGTTTGATGCTAAGATTGCTGAACTTACCGAAAAAGTAGAAAAAACCCCCATTCAAGTCGAGCAAAATATGATGATTCTCAAATCTGCATTGAATGCTGATGTAGTATGGGATGAAATTGTAGAGCTCATCTATCATGAAGATCCTAAGGAATACGTATATGACTTCACTGTTCCTGGAAATGACAGCTTTATGGTAGATTGTAATGTATTAGTGCATAATACTCTAAATACATTTCATCAAGCTGGTGTAGCCAGCAAATCAGCAGTAACGCGTGGTGTACCGCGTTTGAGGGAACTTCTCAAAGTAACCCAGAATCCTAAGGCGTCTTCACTTACAATTTATTTGAAGCCCGAGTATCGCAATAATAAGGATAGAGCACGTGAAGTAGTTCAAGATCTTGAACTGACGCTTCTAGCAAATATTACAAATAAGGTTGGTATTTATTGGGATAGCACCACTGAAGATGGAGAAAGTACAACATCTATCACTGAAGACCAACAACTAATGAAATTCTATTCACTCTTTGAAGATGCACATGATACAGAAAAGAGTACATCAAAGTGGATTCTTCGTCTTGAATTGAACCGCGAAGAAATGTTCAATCGTAACATTTCCATACAAGAGGTTGTTCTGGTTATTAAGAAACAATTTGAGGATATTAATATTGTCTATAGCGATTACAATTCAGATAAACTAATGATGCGAATTAGTTTACCCAATAAAAATGGCGATAAATCGGAAAAAGATTCTGCTTCGCGTATGGATGACCTTACTAATTTGAAGAAATTTCAAAACAAATTACTCAATAGTATTGTTATTCGTGGTGTACCTGGCATTAAAGATGTAACCTTTCGCAATGATAAACAACATGTTGAGATTGTAAATGGTAAATATGAGCAAGTAGAGCAGTTTGTTCTTGATACAAATGGTTCCAACTTTATTAAGGTAATGAATCACCCTATGGTAGATGGAACAAAATTATATTCTACAAATGTATGGGATATTTATGAAGTATTGGGTATTGAAGCCACACGGTCCATTCTCTTTAATGAAATTAATGGACTATTTGATAGTGTAGGTGTAAATTATCGCCATCTATGTCTCTTATGCGATGTTATGACTCGTTCAGGCCATCTTATGTCAATTGATCGCTATGGCATTAATAAGAATGATATTGGTACATTGGCAAAGGCATCCTTTGAAGAAACTGAAAAGATATTGTTGAAGGCTGCATTATTTGGGGACGTTGATCCTGTAACGGGTATATCTGCTAATATTATGATGGGTCAACCAATTCGTGGTGGAACTGCATTCTCACAAATTCTTGTAGATGAGCAGATGATGATTGAGTTGATTAAATCTGTTAATGTTGATGAGAATAAACTAGAAGATGAATTATCATTAGATTTAGATGAATTAAATGCGGGCAATCAAGAATTTGATCCATGCTCACAGGATCACTTTCAATCTAGTATGGTATTACCGAATGCTATGAATAAATTGGATGAAAATGATGTGGATCTCATAGTAATGGATGAGTAAATATGAGTAAATGAATAGAAACCAATAACATAAAGAATTATATATCAATTAAGATAATGGAAGTATTCCAACATAATAAAACATGGAATCACTTTATTTTTTATAAACAGAGCGAACAAATTCCATTTGTATTTGAAACAGAGCCAAATATACACCAGCATATACAGTCCAAAGATGAATCATCATTATATGAATATCGAAATAATATTAATACATATTCTCAGTCATTTGTATCTAATAATTGGGAATATTATAAAAAAATAGTAAATCCATATGAGATTATATACACTAAAAAAAAGTATAGGAATTTTCCTGATTCAGTATCATCTATAAAGCCATTATCGCGTTCTTATTTTAAAATGATTGAGATTCTTGACCTTATTCATTTTTATAAACAACAGCAATCAATACGTACTGCACACGTATGCGAGGGTCCTGGAGGATTTATTGAAGCATTGTATGATACATCTATGCAGAATAAAGTATTCATTAATGATACTATTGCAATGACATTGCAATCTACTAAGAATAATATTCCTGGATGGAAAGGTACTACATCTTTTTTAAAGAAGCACAATAATATAAAAATAATTTATGGTAAGGATAATACTGGTGATATTATAAAAGTAGAAAATCAGCAGTATTATATTAATCATGTATCATATAAGTATGATATTTTTACAGCAGACGGTGGATTTGATTTTTCATCGAATTATATGAAACAGGAACAATTGGTATTTCCACTGTTAGTAGCATCTACTAAAATTGGGTTTGAAGTTCTTAAACAAGGTGGTGTTTTTATATTAAAATTTATTGATTTTTATAATAAAGCCACTACAGACCTTCTGTATTTTTTATCATGTCATTTTATGGAATGGACATTATATAAACCTGCTACAAGTCGCCCATGTAATCCTGAGCATTATTTTATTGGTAAAGGTTTTATCCGATTATCTGAAGAGTCTATTGATATATTATATCGTTGGTGCAATATTTTAGAGAATAAAGATGATTTAGAATCACTTCTTATATCAGATTATTCAGAAGAGTTTACAAAAATAATTGAAGAAATTCGTAGAGAATCCGCATTATCACAGATTACATATTTGAAGAGAGTTTTTGATATTATTGAACAAAACAATGATAATCTTATTCAAAGATATTTAAAATATAATTTAGAGTCTAGTTATGAATGGTGTAAACGTTTTAATATTCCAATATTAATATCGTCTACTGTTTTCCCTTTAATTGAGGAGTCACAAAACGTTCGACAAGACTCTGTCCAATAGCAACAGATGCGGTATGTTGTGATAATTTACCTTCACCCATTTTATCAAGTAGTCTTAACATATCATACATTATTGTAATGTCTTCTTTTTTAATCATTTTTTTAAATAATTCAGGATATTGCTCAACGAAATCAGGAACCCTATTACGAATAGATTCTTCAGTTTCACCGTCTGTCATCATTTGTGTAATATCTTTGACCATTGTACGAATATAATTTGCTCTTACTTTAGGGTCATATTCAAGTTGTCTTTCAGCTGCCTCTTTAATGCTTGTAGCGGATGGTAAATTAGCAGACATAATATAATAAAGATAATATCTTTTTATATTATCTCACAGTAAAGGTAAAATGAGTAGGCCAGATTGTAATGCGGTAGCCGTTAAACCACTCCCTTCTGGTTCCGGAGGGAGTAATACAACAAAACAACAGATGAATGATGTAAATGTAGAGTTAGCTGCACTGAATGCCGAATCATGTGCTAGTTCAAAATTTGATCCACCCGCTCCAGCACCAGTAGTAGCTGCACAAATCATACAACATTTTCAATCAGGGCAAATGAATACTGCAGATTGGTTTGCAGTAATAGGATGGTTATGTATTGTGTATGGTTTAATTGCAAAATAATATTTCTATATAGAAATGTCAGATACAATCAAACTAAATTTAACAAACACTTATGAAGATGAAGATACGATAGAAGATGAAGATGAAGATGATATAAATGAAAATTCTGATGCACTTACTCAAGAATTACCTAATGACGAGTTTTGTAATCACATTACACAATCAAAATATAAACTATATGAAATTATTGTACTTGGTCCTAATGAAGAATCAAAAGATGCTCAAAACAATACATTGTTAGAAAAATATATCAAAGAGTTAGATTTATTAGGTAAATTTATTATTAAAGTCATTAATCGTCCTACAGAGTTGATTTCACAGATGGAATTAAACAAAAATTATTCAAATGATACTGTCGGTCATGTGAATGATACACTTAATTATACGAATGCATTCCTAAAAAATAATTCAAATATTAATAAAATGCTATATATTAATTATATCAATAATCAATTTAGTATATATCCTTTTTTTCAATTACCTTATTTTCAAAAATATGAATAGATGTCGTGTCCTAATGGTTATGTAATGCGTAAAGGTTATACTCGTAAATTTACAAATAATATTGCAAGATCAGGTTATACTGTTAGACGTAAGGGAAAATTATACACATTCCATCCCAAAGTAAGTTCAGTAAAAGTACAACCACAATGTGTTAAAAAACCAATACGTAACAGCAGTTCTAAAATCGGTAAACTCCGGAAAGGAGACCTTATTAAATACGGGTATCAATATCGTTTATCGGATCGTTTACGTCACAAGGCTTTAGAAAAAGCAATCAAAGTATATGGTGTTACATCTGTATATCATAAATTAGATGCAGTAGCTAAATTATCAGTACAAATCGCTCCCGATGCAAGTAAAATATTTAAAAAGGATCGTGAATGGGTTCACGAACAAATGTAAATAATTTCATATAAAGTCAATATTTCGGGTCAGTAGGAAGATGACAAATGAGTTATGGTCATTTGGAAATGCATTAGCATTTATAATATTATTACTATTTCTGTTTACAGTAATTTATAATGGTTTATCATTTGCAAATGAGTTACAACGTATTAAAGACAATTGGGCAGAACAACGATGTAATCCTATGATAATGCCATTTGCAAGCCAATTTGGATACAATACAAGTGAAAATTTCCAATTCTGTATGGGTAAAATATTCAATATGCATTCAGCGTCTTACATGGGCTCATTTGGTTCTATTACTGCACGATTTACAGGATTATTAACATCTATTTTTAGCTCTATTAGTTCAATGCGCAATGTTATTGCAACTCTAGGCGGAGGAATCAATGTCGTATTTCAAGAATTTACAGATCGTATAAGTCTGTTTTTTTTTAAATTACGTATGAACGCGATACATTTAAAAATGATGTTTGGTCGTATATATGCAATCTTATTTTCAGTAATGTATATGGGTATGTCAGGAATAACAGGTATGTCATCCTTTACTAATACATTTCTGTTTTCATTTCTAGATACATTCTGTTTTCCTGGTAATACATTAATAACAGTCGCAGATAATGAGAATAACACTATAAAACAAGTTCCTATTAAGGATATTAAAATTGGTGATATATTACTTCCAGGTGATTGCCGAGTCACATCTACATTTTCATTTTATGCAAAGGGACAACCTATGGTAAAAATCGGTTCAATTATTGTAAGCACAAATCATTATCTGTATTTTCAAGGAAAAATAATTAAAGCGGGTGACCATCCTTATGCAAATCATATTGGTGAATGGAACACCAATGATTATCTATATTGTTTAAATACATCGAATCACATTATTCCAGTTGGAATTATGGATTTTCTAGATTATGACGAAACAGGTAAAGCCGATAAAGAAACAATGCAGTTTGTCGAGAATCGTATTAATGCAACACCATCAATAAAACAATATAATTTTACAGAGTATGGATTTGCGATAGATGAGAATGAAAATATATGGACTAAATCTGGTCTTAAAGCAATTAAAGATATTGTAATTGGTGAGAAGCTAACAACGGGTTCTGAAGTTGTAGGGTTTATTCGTAAAGAAGTAAGTGAAATTTGTACTGTATTTGGTATGAAGATTACACCATCTACATTATACTGGAATAGTAAAAAATGGGTACGTATTGGTGAGCATTTTCCAATTGAAAAAGTTAAAATGGAATTTGTTTCACTTATTGTCACACCTAATTCACAAATAGAGTTATCAAATGGAATGTATGTAAGAGATTATATGGAGCTTTGTTCTCCGGATACAGAATCGTATTACTCTAAACATATAAAGGAAGGAATTATTACACAATAATCTCTGTATTTGTAAAAGATGGAAGGAAAAACAATCCTCCTTTTTATTACATTACTATTATTAACAGGTTTTGGTATTTTAATATCAAAAGTAGATCGTGCTGATATTGTAAATAATTGGACTACGCGACGATGTGAAATTCCAATTATGTTTGCTTCATATTTTTTTAAACCAGAGTCAGATTCTAGAACAAATTCTGAATTTGCAGGTGCGAATTTTGAATTCTGTATGAAAACCTATATTGATACTTTTATGGCATCTATGATGGTTCCTATTAATGCTATTATTGGAAAACAGTTCAATGTTGCATCCTCTTCGGTTGATATGATGAATACAATACGTACAATTGCCAGTAATTTATTTAAAACATTTTCAGTGTATTTAGAGCAATATTATAGACGTTTTAATGCAACAGTATTTGAAATAAGTAAGGCAGTACAATTTTTACGAATGGCGATGAAGCGTATTAGTGGAATTATGATGACTATGGTATATTCAGGTATTACTCTGTTTAATGCAATATTAAATACAATTCAGTTTATTATTAAGGTTATTCTAATTGTATGCGGTATTATGATTCTGTTGATGATTATTCTGTTTTTCATCTTGTTTCCTGTAATTCCTATTATTTTATATACACTTTCTATTATTATTAAAACTGTATTATCATTATCAGGTATTATAGAACCTGGTGTGGCAGATGAAGCGCAATCTAAGAAGGGTGGATTCTGTTTTGCGGAATGGTCTGAATTGACAATTATTAAAGATGGCGCACTCATTAAAACACCAATACATTCTGTTAAAGTAGGTGATGAAATTCCAGGAGGTCATATTACAGCTGTAATTCATATGGATGGAGAAAATGTTGATTTGTATAAAATTGGTTCTATTTATGTATCTGGGACGCATTTGATTAAGGGAACGGACGGAGTATGGAAATTAGTATCAAAGGATGAGCGTGCAGTTAAAACACTTGCACAATCAAAAACAGTATATTGTTTTAATACTACAACGAATATTATTGAAATGAATGGTCTACAGTTTAGAGATTGGGAAGAGATTGCGAACAATGACGAGAATGGTCAAATAATTTGGAATTATAACATTTCATCCATATTAAATAAAGGAAAATCCTATCAGTTATGGAAGGATAATTTGAAAAATTATGTTAATATGGCACTGGTTAGTAAAGAGGTTGGTATTAAATGTAAACATGGTTTTGTACCAATTAAAGATATTAGTATTGGTGATTATATTGTAGATCATATAGGATTACCACACAAAGTATTGGGTATAATATGGGGAGAAGTTGAAGTAGATAAAAATAAGTTAGAGCAAGGATGGGTAACAGAGTTATATGAATTAGTTGATAATATTTGGGTAAAAGGCAAATCTACTGTATATCCAGGTGTAGATATAACAGAAGGTATGTCACTTATTACAGAGAATGGGGAGTGTATTATTTGGGATTCTGTTATGAAAAAAGAAAAACGTATACGTGATTTTACAGAAATTGGATATAATTACATATACAATACATATTCTTACATTGATGCAAGACTCCGGATAAAAGAGTAACTATCATAATAAAAAAACTAATTAATAGAATGAAAACAGGATTTCTAATTACAGGACTAGTCCTATTATTAATTGCGAATCTAATGATGGTATATTCAAATGATTCATTTGAAAATGAAGGATTTGTCAATTATTTCTTACAGAACGCTGGACCATCTGGAATCGGTTCAAGCAAACTGGTACCGATTGGTGCATTTGATGGTATTGAAGTAAAACCTGCTAGTGGTGGAAGCAGATGGCGCGATACTCGTCCCAATGAGCCATTGTTGGGACCTCAATTTCAACCCGGCCCTGATAGCTTATTTATGTTTAAAAATAATACTGTAAAACCCGAATGCTGTTCTTCATCATATGCTTCTGATACAGGATGTGTATGCACTACTCCTCAACAACGTAACTATATTAATATGCGTGGAGGAAATCGTACGGTAGAAGATGGAATTTAAATAGTAATTGATAAATATATTTTATATAATGTGATGATAATATTTTCTATCATTATCATATTATTACTGTTAATAAATAGAATGAATCCATTTAATGGAAAGAACATGAATGGAAAAAATGTGTCAGTTACTCCTGTAAATAATAAACGTAATATGCCAGCAGAAGTATCAAGCTTTTTTAATCCGTCTAATTCTGTAAAAAACTCTGCAAAACAGAATGGAATGTTTGATGTATTACCTTCATTACCTACTACTAGCTCAATTAATAAGACATTGAATTCTTCATTAGGGGAGTTGTATACTCCAGTCAAAAACTCTGTAAATGAAGCAATGGAGAATAATTCCAGTATGATCTCTATTCCTGTTATTATTGGATTAGGTATTCTTACAGTTGCATTCATTCTTATTACGATATTTCGCGATCAAGTTGCATATGCATTAGATGTTGCATGGACTGCAATTAAAAATGCATTTGAGTCAAAACCTGCATCTGCAACAGCAACAGCAGTAACCGCAGAACCATCTCAAAAACTAAATATTGACCACGGAGCCATAAAAAATATTATGCCATCAAAAGAAGTCTTTAATATTGCTGATAATAAATACAAGTATAGTGATGCAGATGCATTATGCAAAGCATATGGTGCTGAATTAGCAACATATGATCAAGTAAAAGATGCATGGAGTAAAGGTGCTGATTGGTGCAATTATGGATGGGTAAAAGGTCAGGCAGCACTATTTCCTACACAGGAATCAACATATAATAAGTTACAGACAGGACCTAAAGAACAAAAGAGCGCTTGTGGTGTACCAGGAGTAAATGGCGGATATTTCGATAATCCTGACTTACGTTTTGGCGTAAATTGCTATGGAAATAAACCCAGCAAATCTGATGCATCAGACCGTGCACAAATGAAACCACATGCCCTTACAAATGATGCACTTGATTATAATAAAAAAGTACGTGATTATAAAACGGAAATACACGAGATTCCCATTTCACCATTTAATACAACGTCATGGGCTTAGAGAGTAGGTGGTAATATTTGAGGCACAATTCCTCCAGTTGGAGCAGGAATACCCGATTTTTTAAGTACTTTTTGTACAGTATATCCACGATTTGCATTTATAAAAAGCATAATATCTTTTGTTTCATCTCTGCCGCCACGCTGTTTATAATAAGCATGTAAATAATCTTGAACTTTACTAAGTGATAATTGATGGGGAGTTTTCTTATCAATGACTGAAATCTGCCCACCATTAATTTGAATGATTGCTTTTTCCATTCGTGATTTTACAAGTGAATCGATAATTTGTTGCACATAGTCCTCCTGTATTTTCTTGGCCGCGGAATATTGTTTATAGAAAGATGATGCCAGATTATTGTAATGTAACCAATATCGTACATATGTTCCAATACCGGGATCAGCCATTTTTATTATACTATCAGGATTAAACAAAAGATCATTTAACATGATTTATTTATACAACATTATTACATACAATACATTTATTACGATTTAATAATAATAATATGAAAATTATAATAACAATAATGAATATACTTAATACAATACATATTGCAACGATTGCATATGGAAATGCTCGTTGAAATATATACTCTAAGAATGGTTCAATCAGTAGTTGTTGAATATAATTTTTAGTATCTGAATTTGTCATGGATAATGCAAATTGATCAATCCATCCTTTAAGAATTGTAACAAATCTATCTTTATCTTTTAATGGGTCTCTTATACGGTTCTTAGAATGCATTACGGAAGATTGCATTTTATAATGCGGTGAAATTAAGCATTCTCTTCTAAGCGCTGTGTTCAGAAGAGAATGCCTACATTCAAAAGTCCTGTATATTCGAAGAAAACAACAAATGGACAGACTGAGGCATCTTATGTATTTTCTGTAGAATACTCTGATTCGGATGATGGTATTGGGTTTGTAGCGGATTCTGTTGAGGATATTTCAGTACAGTCTGTTCAGAGATGTTTAAATGAAAATCAAGAGTGGTGGAATAATTATCTCCAAGACTTTTTAAGGCAATCTACTAAATTTTTCTCTAAACAATATACGGTTCAAAATCTTCTTAAAATTATAAGACATACGTTACAAGATGTTACTGAAGTTAGTACACCTATTAATGTAATCTTACTGCCGAAGTACATTCAAATTCTTGGTGGAACATTTATCATTCATTGGAATTATACATATCAACCTATTGCAATTGATATTCCCGGTTTATCAGATTCGCTTCCGGTTTTAAATAAAATTGTGGATGGTGTTGCAGAGTTAAATATGGATGAACTTCCTATAGACTCTACGGAGTCTCTTGAATTAGAGAATCCAAACCGATTATATGAAAAACAGAAAGTAAAAGAGGCCATTCTTAAAGCGAAAGTTGCTTACTATAAAGCTCAGAACCAAATTCGTACTTTTTCTGATAAATACGGCGAAGAGTATTCAAGTGAATTTGAATTAGAGGATACGGAAAACGAATCTGAAGAGGACGATGAAGATGAAGAGGAAGATAATTAAATAGAAAATAATGCCCTCATTCTTTTATAGAAAGTAATGACAGGTACTGAAATGAAGAACGTCGTATTATGCGTACTCGTTGTTGTAGTAGTTTTATTTGTTCTATATCAATTCAATCCGATGATGTTTGGATTGTTGTCACATGAAGGTTTTGCGGATGCTGCTGATAAGGCTGCTGCTGATAAGGAGAAAGCGGCTAAGGATAAAGCTGATAAGGAGAAAGCCGAGAAAGAGAAAGCTGCCGCTGCTAAAGCTGCTGGTTTTGTTGACAAGGCAGCCTTTGAAGACATGGAAGATAATTACGAGGACAAGAAAGAAGGCTTCGCCGATGTAGCTGGATTTGAAGGCCCTGCTCAATTTAGCTCCGCCCAGCCTCCCGCTGGATGCTATCCCCGTGACCAACTCACCCCCTCCGAGCTTCTCCCCAAGGACATGAACAGTGTTTGGTCCGAGCAGAATCCTATGGGTCCTGGCTCATTGAAGGGCAAGAACTTCTTGAGTGCTGGTGCTTTAATTGGTGTTAACACTGTTGGCCAGAGCATGCGTAATGCTAACTTGCAGGTTCGCTCAGAGCCCCCTAATCCTCAAGTAGCTGTAAGCATCTTTAATCAGTCCACTATCTCCCCGGATATTAGTCACAGACCGTTAGAAATCGGTGCTTAAGATATTTCTCCAACAAAATACACTATCTATTTTTTATAGTATCTAATCGCAGGTATGAAGCTTATCATTCTTCTTATTGTTCTTGTATGTGTTATCCTCTATTTTTCAAATGTAACTGAAGGATTTTCAGCATATGGGCCTTATATAATCAATGCATTTAAAGGAGGATTAGGAAGTGCTCCTGCAGGTGTAAATGCTCTTCCAGGTGCTAAACAAGAAGATCAGAATGCACATGCTCCACATGTAAATGCTGTGCAACCAGGTAATCCTCAGAGTGCACGTGCTGCTTTTAATTCATTTAAGGTACAGCCTATGTTCTAAATATACTTGTAAATTATATTTTAATCTTCATACTAAGGATTAAAATATAAAGAATTTCGATTGATTAGAATCAAATGTCATTTCTTGAAAAGCTTAAATCATTTGTAGGTAATAATTATCCAACAGTAACAGTTCGTTCTACAGTGGATGGTAAGGAATACAAAGTTCGCGATTTATCAGATAAGCAACAAGCTGCAAATTTACTAGCAACACTTCGTGTTAAATTAGTTAAACTATGCGATGCTCTAGAGAAGAAATATCCTGATAAACCCCAAGTGAAATTGATGGTACATAATTTCCGTTCAGATCCTGAGCGTTTTCTTGAGGCTACACCTGATTCCGAACATACTTCATCTACTGTAAATAAGGGTGAATCTATTCATATGTGTTTAAGACAACGTGATGGTACAGATGAGAGTCTGGTAGATGAGAATGTTATGATGTTTGTAGCATTGCATGAATTTGCACATGTTTGTACAAAATCGGTTGGACATGATCCTGAATTTTGGAATAACTTTGGTTGGTTACTCAAAGAAGCAGAAGCAATGAACTTATATCGTTATACAAATTTTGCGGCACATCCTGTTAATTACTGCGGTGTACATATAACGGATTCACCTGCATACGACCCGTCTAAAGATGGAACAAACTTTCAAAGAGGTAATATGTTTAAGAAAGAATAAAACATTTTTGATTATATAATAACATAAAGTTAAAGATATAATTATTATATAAAAAATCGTTAGGGAATGGCCTCTGAAATAGAGCATATACTTAATCCGAAGCCATTACATAATCTACATCAATCTCCGGTTAAATGTAAAGTATGGAAGGGAAATCAAAAATATGAAGAAATTAATTTTTTAGTATATCCATTTGATACTATTGAAGTTATAAAGCAATTGATTTATGTATATTATGCCAAAGAACAACCAGATGATAAATTACTTTTCTTACCAAAATTTACATTTGTAGGAATTCCAGAAGGTGATTCATTTATACCTTTAGAGTATTTATGGTATTCACATGAAACAAATAGTGCAAATAATACATTAAAATTAGCAGATCCAACCCTATTACAAAATGATATGCGTTTTATTAAAAACGAGTATTCTTCAGAAATTCGCGGAAGAAGTATAGTTGAAGATGTATTTTCTATAGAAGAAATACCAATTCTTCATGTATTTCCTTTGGGACATCTTATACGTAAGAATAAGGTAACAAAAATTTCTGATGAAGAATGGGCTACAAAGTTTGCACCATATTTTATTGAAGTATCAAATAAAAATACAAAACCAATCGAAGAAGATATTAAGTTTGGTAGAATAATTGAATCATTTATTCAAAAAAGAGAAGACTCTTTAGAAATTCTGAATAAAATTATAGAAAAGACAAATACAGATGTAAAATATGTTAAAGTGGATGGTATTCAACGATTACAGTTAATTTGGAAGAAACCTGTAGAAAATTTTGAAGGCGCTGCAAGTGTATTTTATAGTATTTCTGCTACAGAACGTCGCCCATATATTCGTTTAATACCATCAGAAGGGTCTTCTATTACAAAATTACATGTAAAGGGTGCTCTTCCTATTCCTACATTGGATGATCCGCGTTATTTAGAAGTATGGTCCAATGATAAATCAGTTACACCAGGAATTGATATGTGTATTATTAAATATGTTCATCGTCCGTTAATTAGTATATCACAATCTATTTATGGAACAATTCATGTATTAAATGATGGAACAATAACTTTATTATTGCAACCACCTAAACAAATTCGCAGATTACAACCTGAATTAGATTTTCGCAATTTTGATCGTATTTTAAATGATGTATTCAAAGGACTTCCTCAGACTATCAATGCATTTACATTAAAAGAGATGTCAATTATATTAAAATTAAAAACAACCACTAAATTCAATCGTCAGCGTATTCTACATCGTCTGCCTTATTTTTCATATTTCTTTAAAGAAATAAATGGACTTCCTGATGAACATAAAATAATGTCATTGCGTTATAAAGCCGTTAGTCAATATTCATCTGAAAATGAACTATTTACATTTATTACACAGGTTGTAACAGAGCATAAAATAGAAGGTGAATTTTTCATACCACAATTAATAGAAAGTATTCAAGAAAATTTTAAAATGTCTGCAACAGACGCAAGAAATGCAATTACAGAATGGATGAATAAAAAAAGTGAATTTACAGTTCAGGTTCCAGAAGAGGGTGAATATACTGAAACAAATAATTCTGGAATTGATATTCATTTATATGCACAACATCCGTTATACTATTTTCAATTACATCGTATAAATAATTATCAATCATATGAACGTATCTGTACATTATTATCATTATTATTTATAGATGATGATGTTAATTTTAAAAATAAATTATTGAAATCATTTGAAGAGGAAGAAGCAGCTATTGTTGTTAATGCAGAAGAAAAAGAGGAAAGAAAAGAGGGACCGAGTATAATAATACCGCATATAACTCAACTTTCAAATGAAAAAGATTCATTAGAGGATGATTTAATGGATATGTTTAATAATTCTCCTGATTCTTCTTCTCCTGCTTCTGCTTCTGCTTCTGCTTCTGCTTCTGCTCTTCCTACTGCTGCTCTTACTACTGCTCTTACTACTGCTCTTACTACTGCTGCTGCTTCCGCTGCTCTTACTCCTGCTCCTGTTTCAGTATTAGCACCAGTTAAGCCTGCTGTTACACAATATAAACCAATTGACCATAAACAGCAAAAAATCGATCCACAAAATTGGTTTATTACTAAATTACAACAAATAGATAATGAATTATTTGGTTTTAAACCTGAAAAAGGTAGCAGTGGATATAGTAGACAATGTGGAAGTGTAGATGACCGTCAACCTGTTATTATGACATTGGATCAGTATGATAGAATGAGAGAAACCTACAAAGATGATAATATATTTTGGCTTATATATCCATTCGATAAAACAGAAAATCCTCCACTACCTGATAAAAAAGATGAAACTTTTACAATTATGCGTTATGGTTCAGATGAAGATCATATTAATTATTTATTTTGTCCTGAATTCTTTTGTATTCACGATGATATTATGATTCGTAAAACTGATTTCGAATCTGCAAGAGATCGTGAAGGGAAACCTAAACCAAAACATTCATGTCCATTTTGTTACGGTACATTAATTAACAAACATAATAAATTAGAGGATGGTGCTACTGTATTACAACGTAAACATAATGAAAAAGGAAATTTTCATAAACATATTGGTTTCTTATCTAAAACAGTACATCCTAAAGGAATTTCATTACCGTGCTGTTTTATTAAGCAATCTACACTTCGTATAACAAGTCCACAATTTACACATTTACGTGAATATTTACAAGAAAAACAAATAGAAAAAGTAATGAATACAACAGGTACATCTGAATTAGAGGCTTTAGAATCAAAAGAAGAAGTGGATGAAGATTATAGTGAACTTCTGTTTCATGCAGATGATGCAATTGATTATGAAATGCGATTTATGTCAGTGCATAAACTTTCTATTTTAGAATCGAACAAGCAGCCAGGCCCAGGTATATTTGCAATTGTACCGCCGCATTTTGATGCGTTTTTTGTTCAAAATACAACTGCAAGTATTATTGCACGACAACGTATATTGTTAAAATTGCAACCATATGCAAAGGGATTTATACGTATTGGTACAGAAAATACACCATATGAATCACTGTTAGGAGTAATTGCTCCAATTATAAATGTTACTACAATTCAAGATGTACAGAAAGTAATTGATGATATAGTAAAACCACGTATATTTATAAATGCACATTTTGGCAATTTAGTATTAGAATTTTATGATCCATCGGATAAAGAAGCGATGCCTTTTGTACGCCAAGAACTTGCTATGTGGTCACAAAAAAATCTTGGTATTTCTTTAAATAGTGAAAATATGTATGAACTGATACGTATATATAATTCTTATAGGCGTTTTAAAAAATTCTTAAAGGATTCATCACAGAGAAAGGATTTACGCCATATTCAGCCACTATTGGCAGAACCAGGATTATTTACACCAAATGGTGTTCAACTTATTATTATGGAAGATGAAGATAATAATATTATTATGAAATGTCCAACATTTGGTATAGCTGCGCGTCATTTTAATAATGATTTTGTATTTATATCAAAATCAAAGAAAACAATTACAAGTAGTCAATATGTATATAATCATTATGAATTGTATGTATATGTAAATAATATCGCAGCAAAAGGTGGTCAAATTGCAGTACATGATACTATAGTACGTTGGAATACCAAATCGCGTGCAATTTGGCCAAGTATAGTAACAGAGCGAATTAATGAATATACGAATGCATGTCAAAGTCGTTACACATCTATTTATACACAAAATAGTAAGGTTGACGCGAATAAAATAATTCCATTGTCATATGCATATGATTTTACAAGTCCTCGTTTTATTGCAATTATTAAAGATGCATATAATCATATTGTAGGTGTGGCATTTCGCCATACATTAAAGGTTAATACATACGTAGCATTACCAGTAATTGATGATGGTTCATTGTCTATTTCATCAGGATTACATATTAAGCATATTTATTTAAATTGGAAGGATTTTAAAGCAGCACCATTAGAAGATGTAGTAGCCTATTATGAAAATAATTTTCAAGAACGATTAGAATTATATCCTGGTTATGCTATTAAAAATATTGTAAGACAGACAGATACGAATGTAATTATAGCAGTACAATTAATAAATAATATATATGTACCTGTTGCACCGCCTAAAAATCCAGATACTATAGACCAACTTGGTTATCCTATAGTTGAGATTGAAGAATTTCAATGGGAAATTGATAAACTATTAGATGGTCAGGTAAAAATAGATGATACTAAAAAATGGAATGAAATATTGAAAGACACAACGCAAGAAAGAAGATGTGGAACAGATGTATCTTTAGAGAAAACATTAAACAATACTGAATTTGAAGAAACATATCAACAATTTCGCTATATGGTATCTAATTATATTATACAGATACCTAATGTTAAAGATGAAATTGAAAAAATAATTTTTAATAATGATTTACCATATTATGAAAAAAGAAAACGTTTATTTTTATATTTATCAAATTTATCAGCATGGTTTTATACAGATGATGATTGGGAAAAAACTACATCATTCTTACGCAAAGATTGTAATTTAATTAATAAAGAAGAGAACTGCACAGGGACATGTCATTGGAAAGTGAATGAATCACGAGAGGGTAAATGTTTACTTCATGTAAAAACGACAAGTAAATTAGGAGAACGTGATGTTAATACAACTGATTTATTTATTAAGCGAGTGATAGATGAATTGATTTATTTTCCAAATATTAGAAAGCAATTAATGAAAAAAGGTGAAATATCCAGAGTATCAAAGATTATAGATCCAATTCATTATGATGATCAGTATATTATACCTGAAAAATCAATAACGTGGGTAAATCTATTACGTTTAGAATGGATGAAAAAGTTATCTGATAAACCAAGATATTATGAAGAAATGTCACGTGATGGGACAGATGAACCCATAGTTGATAAATTACCTCCTAAATTAAGAGATATATTAGGTGAAAATACAGAATTAAAATTATATGTCCCAGAAGACCAAGATCCTGATAAACCATTTTTATCATTTCTAAGTGTATTAGAAGTACCATTAGAACAATTGAAGATGAATGAAAATACAAAAGCATTGGCATTAATAAATTTATCAAGATATGCTTTAACTACGTCAAAGCAAATTGGGTATATTGATATAGATGTTGATACACCTATAATGCACTTTGTAAAAACTAGATATGATAGTGCACCTATGATTCTTGTTTTTGTAAAGAGTAATAATAAGATTGGCTTATTAATAGAACAAGATGGAATTCCAGATATACGTGTATTAAGTCTACCAAGTGAAATTAAATGGCAAATTATAAAATCAAGACAAATAATTATGAAAGAAAAAGTGGTTGATAAACAACCATTATTGGTATTAGATACAAAACCAGAATATACACTAAAACAAATTGTTAAAACACAGCCTGTAAATAAAATAAAGCGAAAAATTGTACTACCACCAGGAGCTGCAGAAGCTGCTGCTCAATTAGCTGAACAAGTAGTACCAGTCGCACCTATTAAATCAGTTGCACCAGTCACATCTAAAAGAAAAATTAAACTACCACCAGGAGCTGCAGAAACTGCCGCTGCTCAATTAGCTGAACAAGTAGCACCAGTCGCACCAGTCGCACCAGTCGCATCAGATGCACCTATTACATCAGACGCATCAGCCGCACCTATTAAATCAGTCGCACAAGTCGCACCTGTTACATCAGTCGCACCTATTAAATCAGCTGCACCAGTCACATCTAAAAGAAAAATTAAACTACCACCAGGAGCTGCAGAAACTGCCGCTGCTCAATTAGCTGAACAAGTCGCACCAGTTGCACCTATTAAATTAGTTGCATCAGATGCACCTATTACATCAGACGCATCAGACGCATCAGTCGCACCAGTCGCACCAGTCGTATCTAAAAAAAAAATTAAACTACCACCAGGGGCGGCAGCAGCGGCAGCTGCTCAATTAGCTGAACTTGTTGAAAATAAATAGATAAACCCTTAAAATTTGAATGAAAATGATTCAGTCTTCTCTTCAGGTTCAGGAACAGGAAGAATTATAGATTGTTTACAACCTGCTTCTACAGCACGCCGCCTACACTCAATCATTTCTTCTACTTCTTCTGTCATAATATTAAGACGCATTCGTTGATATGATGATTGTTCAGGATGTAAAATAACAAGATACAAATCGGCAACCTCTAATCCATAAAATGTCTCTAAAATCCATTTATATACATTGAGTTGCATTGTATAATGCCAATAATTAGTATCAGGTAAATGATTTAATGGTGCTAATCCTTTTTTATAGGGATTATCTGATTTAATCTCTTTGGAACGTTTCCAATCATAAATAACATATTTTCCATCTGATTTACGACGAAATACCATATCAATAGATCCACATAATTTAATTTTTGTACCAGAACCATCCACTGCATCAGTAAATACTTCCCATTCAGAACGATAAGGCTCCAAATCACTACCAAAATCTTTCCAGAATTTCATAAAATATCTCCACTCTATCGATTCAAGAACAGCAGGATTAATGACTTCAGGTGAATTATGTAGAAATTGCTCTATAGCCAAATGCATTGCAGTACCTGCTTCTGATGCTTGTTTTCCATTTGCATTCCATTCATCCATAATTTCCTTATCTGTTTTCCCATAGTATTTACTTGTAGTCCATGTACTACTTTTTTTCATTTTTGCAATAATAGCTCGTGCATCAAAATGCTCAAAGAATTCATGAATAAATCCTGTACATGATATGTTACCTTGACACGAACCATTCACATAATATTTATGAGTTGGCTCATCAAAGTGAATATGTACATCACGTGAATGTGCATTTAAGAATGTTAATTTCTGCCACGGTTTTGGCATTTGATTATCTATATAGATTATATATAGATAATCAATTTTATATTGTTTTAGAAACCTTTAGCCATATTAAATGTCCAAAGGCAGCCTCTACAAAATGTATAAAAATATATTTATATCTAAGAGCTAAATATTATAAATCTTATATTTATTCTGGTTTAGCCGACATTTGTTCAGCTAATTGAGCAGCTGCAGCGGCAGCTCCTGGTGGTAGTTTAAATGTTCTTTTTTTAACGGGTGCTACAGTTACAGATGGTTCTTCCACTTTAGTTGCTTCTGCGTCTGCTTTTGTAACAGCAGAAGCAGCTACTGCTGCAGAAGCAGAATCAGGTACAGATGCAGTAGCAATAGTAGCAGTAGTCGCCGCAGTAACTACTGTACCAGAAGTATTAATTGTATCTATAATCATTTGATAGTATATAGCTTCCTCAGATGTTAGTGCATTTGAATTCTTTGAAGTGTATACATAATTATGTTTATCATTTTCCTTCTGTAAAGATGCTATAATATTTTTAAATAATGCATCGTGTTGTAAACGATACTTAAATGCAAATTCAATAAATTGTTTTTTCACCATATCCCATACATTATCATATACTTTAATTTTACTCTTTAGAAGATTTTTATTACTCATTGCTTTACGAATTAATGTTGAATTTTCAATGTATTCTTTAAAGTATTCATTTGAATATGTATCAATACTACTTAATTTAGCTGCTAATGGTTGATAAAATTTTTTACTTGAATATGACATTAAGGATACCTCTGTCTTTGGGGCAGCATTTGATGCAAATTTAATCTTCATACCCAATAAATATTGCTCCAAGGTAGGATATAATTTACTACCAGATTTAGATTTAGTTAAATATGTATCTATAATTGAAGAATAATTATCAATTAAAGGCGGGGCATTACTATTCGTATTTGTATATATTTTTGGATTTTCTGCAATATCAGGAATAAGGATGTTTGCAAATAATGATAACCATAAAAGTGCATTTTTGGGGAAATCCATAAGTGGCATAGGAGTTTTAAGGAGTCCTTCCCATTTTAACAGGTCTGAAGAAGTATTTGTAACATTTTTAACATTCTTATTTCCAAATTTATATTCTTTCAACTCTTTCAAAGCTACAGGAGCTAGAGGAGCTACAAGAGCTAAAGGAGCTACAGGAGAATATTTTTCTTCATCTACATCTAATTGAATAGGCGGGATATATTCAGCAGTAGCAGTAGCAGTAGCAGCATCAGAAGCAGTAGCAGTAGCAGAAGCAGTAGCAGAAGCAGCAGCAGAAGCAGCAGGAGGAGCAACTTGAGTTGTAAATAACATTAATACATATTCCAATTTTTTATTATGTTTTGTAGGTAGTTCCGATACTTTATTTTCATAAATGTTTTTAACTCCATTGATAGGGTCATAATCTGGAAGATTGTCTACATCAAAATTTTTAGGGACTTTTAGAATAATATTCTTTACATATCCTGAACCTAACCATTTTTTAAGAAGAGTTTTAATATTTTTATTTTCATCAGGAGCTGCACCTTCTTCTTGAAGATACAAATTTAGTTTTTTCACTTTTTTATAACCATGTCCACCCCATGGAGGATCAACGAATAAGATATCAACATTCTTATTAGGATTCCATGTAGTAATATCCTGCAAGTGTGGTGCAATTCTATCTTGTTTGCCAAACGTCTTAATATTAATACGAAGTGCTACAATTGTTTCTGGTACAATTTCATATGCATCAATTAGTGCATCAGGAAATAACTCAGATAAATAGATGGCATCTACACCGATATGTGTAGTTCCATCTAATATACTACGAATCTCATTCTTATTGGGGAACCAGGATTCCAATACTTGTTTAACTTGTTCTCTATGCCAAGGTTTTAATACACTATAGTCACTTGATTCAACAGTAACATAGTTTGCATAGGAAGCATCTTCTTTAATCATACTATCTTTGAATTTCTTATAAATACGAGTATCAAGTTTAACAGGAATAGAAGGAAGAGGAAGTTCAGCTACAAGAGGAAGATCTAATGATACAATAATAGCAGTACGTTTAAAGATAAACCAGCGATTCAGAAAGGAATACTGTTTAACAGATTCAGGCATAGCATAGTTGTGCTTACCCTGTTTAGCCATATCATAACTGTCTTTAAACATTGCCGTGCTATTATGTAAGCCAATCGCATTTGCCTCTGGAATAGTAAGCAACTCCAACCCAATTTCTCTACATTTCTTTACAAGTAAATGAAATGGTACTAAATATTCAGTATATGTATCACCAATACTGATAAAGTTTACATCAATAGGTAATCCAATAGATTTTTCATTATCAGTTAATATAGTATTCTCATATCGTTTAGTAATCTTCCATATTTCAACATCATCCTCTTTTCCAGTAATAGATTCATCTTTATCTAAATCTTTTAGCATATTAAATACAAGATTGCCATCAAAACAGCATCCAATAAAGTAACCACCGACTTTTACAGTATCAGTCAAATTTTTCAATAATCCATTAAGACTTTCCATATTTTTAAAGAAGTAATGAATAGCAAACATACACGCGACAACATCTGCACCATTTTGGAATGAATTCTTCATGACAGTCTGGATATAAGGAGGGAGAGAATCATCAGGCTCCATTTTACCAAATACACTCCGCATAATATTTTTCTCTTCAGGTGAAGCGCCTGCCTCACCCGTCACAATCGGTTTAGAACTATCACCGATTGCAAATGCAATCTTTGGAAGACGTTGATTCTTCATATCGTGCATTGATTTTAAATAACGTTTATATGCACCACTATGAGGATTTTTAATATTATTTTCAGCAATATCAATACCCATAACATAACTTGCTCTTGCAAAATGCCATTTATATAAATCACCAGCTTCACCGCACGCAATGTCGAGAAGTCGTTTATTGCCAGGTTGCATCGTACTACGAATTAGAATTTCATTTTTAATGTATTTGTTATGAAAATCACGTAATCCAGATACAAATGCCACATTTTCTTTGGGTGCTTTTCGGTCATAGTATTTCTTGGTCATATCAGTAGAAATAGATACCATTTCCTTTTCATCAGGCTCTTCATTGCCAGTTCGGATCATTGATTCGGTAATGGGTTCATGAATAGAATTCCAAACGGAGTTTGCAGTTGCATCATCATTCATCATGCCTGTATATTTAATATTTCCACCTTCCATCTGTGCGGCGGCCTGTGCACGAATGTAACGCTCCGTTTTATCGTGACGAATACGTGTAGGAATCCAACGCCATCCAGGCTCTTTGCTCGGATCATAACGCATTTCGATAACACTATGATTTTGAATAGGTTCTGAGGTATGTTCTGTTAAAACATGTTCATCCAATGTAATCGGATTATATGTAATTGCTACATTACACGTGTTAGCATTAGAATCACCAAAGTTTAATGGATTAAACATAATAGGGCGATAAGATGCATTGTCTTTGTCTTCAAATGATAATTGTGAAAGAACAGTATCACGTGGATTATCATATGCAGGGTTACGAATACCACCTACGTAAAGACGCATTGATTTATAGCGGATTGTAGTACCAGTTTCATCAATCGTAGTTAATATTTTATCAACAGATGAATCATCGGATTCAAAATGAACTAAGAAATCAATTGTGTTATCTTTGGAGGGTTTCCATTTAAATTGTTTACTAAAACGTACGCCAAATTTATCAGGGATAGGGGCATCATTGCTTGTAATAATCAGACCATCTGTATAGTAAATATGTTCTTTATCAAGCATATATCTACACTCATCGAAAATCTGATCTCCCATTCCAAACTTGTACATTTTGCAATGAACTGTAATCACATTTTCAGGTTTTATCCCGACTGCAATAATAACAGGATCAATTGACCAATTTGTAAATAATTCTTGCAATTTAACATATCGTGATTCACCACTGTTATCAGGAATTGTTTTTTCATTTTCATTTTTAAATGTAATAAATGGCAAATTAGATACTTTTGCATTTTTATATATGTAAATATCAAACAGTAAATATCTATTAATAGGCGCGCCATCTTTTAATGATGTTACCCATTCTCCATCAACAAGCGTATTCGCACATTTCATATTTTGAAGACCTGTGCGATATACATTCAAGCTTTGATCCAATAAGTAAAGTTCACCTTGAGAATTAATAAATCCCATAGCACGCATTCCATCAGCTTTATCCGTTACATTATAACTCGTACGAATATTTGGAATAGTTTCATCAATCTCTTTTGCCATATTTTGGATTTCAAGTGTAATGGGACTAACTCCGCGGAATTTTATGCCACCTACTAATTTTTCATATTCGGTCTGTACATTTTTTACAACAGATTTACGAATAAGGAGTGAATTTTTCTGAATTGCACGTTGAACTTCTCCAACGCCTGCAATTAACTGTCGTAATACGATATCATTTGACCCTGCATTTTCATGGAGTAATTCTACTTCAACTTCATAACGTGGAACCTGTTTGGTAACATTTGATTCGAGAAATGTATTTACCCATTTGAATCCTCCAGTGTTAGGGTCGGTTTGTGATTGTCGTACAACAGACATATCAACGCGGATCCCCTTACCCTTAAAACTCCAACGACGAATTATACGAAATGCTTTTTGCTGTGTAGCCCATGATTTTAATAAAGAAGTTACACGAGAGTCATCTACTGCAAGATTTGTTTCATTTTGGATTTTAAAACGAATATCGTATTCAGAAATGTCAATGGGTTGAACATTTTTGCTAATTTGTTCTTTTATCATTACAGTGAATGGTTTATTGCGTAAATTGTTATCAATACAATATGATTCAATTAAACCAAGACTTTGAAGTGAAAACCGCATACGATTCGGAGTGATAATACTCAGACGATCATCCTGTGGAAGAACTTCAAAATTCTTTGCTCTAAGATGTTGTGCAATCTGTAGGAATGTATTTGAATCAACTACACCTTTTGGACCAAATGTAGTTTCCAATTCATATTGCTCATTCCTTGACCAGAGTTCAATTAAATCAACAATGGTCTTACTTTGAGCCTTGGTTAACTCCATTACTATAAAGTAGAGGGAAAATCACCTTAAGTTTATAATAATATTAAATCAATTTTATTTATCGTTTAATCGTTCGATATGAAATATGAGTAGTATTAAAAGTATTACTAAGGAGTTCAATCGCATCCTCGGAATTAAAATCTTTATTGCAACAAAAAATATCGATATAGCATGAATTGTATTCAGGATATGTATGGATAGTAAAATGACTCTCAGATAATACAAATGCGTATGTATATCCTACAGGTTCAAATTGAAATCCAGTTTTAGATACTACATGTAGGTCTAATTTATTTACAATATTCTCTAAACAGGATAGATTTGCATCCATTTTTTCTAAAAAAGAAACATTTACATCATATACATTCGCAATAAGATGTACACCCACGTTATTATTCATAGGTTGTTGAACCCCGTGCTTAGTGTAAAGAGTAAATGTTTCTAGCGGCGGAGGATTCATTTATATCTAATAATATATAACACTTTAAGTCTATTAATGATTAAATGATTGAAATGTTCGCAATGTAGTTAGTTTACCTAAACGAATTGATAGTTGATCTTTTGTAAATTTACGATCTGTTTCTTGCCAGTCAGGAAACATAATTAATTTATTAACAAGTTCTGTTTTAGTCTCATCGATTTCTGGCCAATGTACAATCCAGCCTTTCTGTTGAATATTAATTATCCAATCATGAATAATGGAGTAAATATGTTTTTGTGTAACGGTATGTGGCATAGCAACCCATTGACCTCTATAGTCTATAATCCAAATCGGATAGTCTTTATTCCAATGAATAGGATTTGTACCGAACATAATTTCACCTTTTAGAGAACTATCGTAGGCATTATCTACAGAATCAACTTGTGTAGATTCTTTGATAAGAATCATTTGAAGATTACTTAGAATTGAAATACCTTGTACTAAATCCAAATAGTCCTTATCAGTCATACTAGATTTATTATAAGCTGCACCAATCAAATCATAAATCTTCTTACGTTTACGGGAGATTGCAGTTGTTTTAAGTTCATCTGTCTTTTGTTGTAGAGAAGTTGTTAAATCAATTAATGATTGAATACGTACATTCTGTGGAGCCATGTAATAATAATTGGGATCTGCAATACACGTGCATATTCCTAGAATACCAGGTGGTTCTATGTTAGTTGCGACATAATGAGGTAGGTCTATTTTTTGTAGATTATTGTCATCCGTTGATTTTACTTCTTCCATTTTTAAACTAGCAGAGCGATTTGGATTTTGCTCTGAAAATGTGATTAATTCGTTAAAACTAATATTTTGATAAGTTTTAGAATGTGTGTTTACATAAGCCATTTTAAATGTAAACAATCTTATATTAATGATATAGGATTGTTTAAATCAATTTTATATTTAGTCTTCATTTTTATATGATTCATTATGAATACGAATACTTTCAAGGTCTTTTAATCGTATTTCATGTTCCTGGCGTGTTTTAAGACAGAAATCAATGTATTCTTTAATTTTATGTAGCGTATTATATCCTACAGATGATAAATCAAAAAAGACTCCATTTGAATTTTCACTATATGATTCTTTATTCTTACGTATAATACGAAATACCTCTTCATATTCGGATGCAACGAGTGATTTTATATTATCAAAAATATAGTTACGTACATTTTGTACATCCATTTATAATTCCGTATAAGTTATTTAAGACAATTATATCGCATAATATCTTATGGAGCTATTTTGTTTTTAGGTTTTAGCTTTAGCTTTCGCATTTGCTGCTTTAGCTGCTGTAGTAGCATTCGCTGGGTTAAGATTCATTACAGATTCATTACCTGTTGCAAGTTGCATTGCCATTTTTTCATTATATTCAATTTGTGCCTTACGTACATTATTTGTATTATTTGTTTCTACAAGATTTATAATAGGTCTTGCATTAGATTTTGCAAATGCACTGCGTGGAACGTCTGGACCACTCTTTATAGTTGGCGCAAATTTTATAGATTCTTCAACCTTTTTTACATCTTCCATTTTTTCCATTTTTTCTTCTTTTGCATCATCTGCCATTTTTTCTTCTTTTGCATCATCTGCCTCTTCCTTCTCTTCTTCCTCCTCTTCCTCTTCCTCTTCCTCTTCTTCCTCTTCTTCCTCTTCTTCCTCTTCTTCCTCTTCTTCCTCTTCTTCCTCTTCTTCTTCCTCCTCTTCCTCTTCTTCCTCCTCTTCTTCCTTATTCATATCAATGACACGTTTTGTTTTAATAACCTTATTCGTTTGCTCTTCTTTACCAATAAATTTACCACTAGACAATATAAATGAATCATTGATTGCAAATTTAGAACGCTTCAATTCAACCGTTATTTGCTCTCCAACTTGAATCGCATCAAATTCCCGATTGCCAACATGTAAATCACGGGGTACCTGAATATGTATGGCGTCTTTGAAATTAACATATAGTCCCATTTTATTTTTACGAATAACAATACCTTCTAAACGCACACCATCTACAGGATATAATGCTTTTGCTTCAAGTTTTGCATAATAATTTGCATCACCTGTAAAACGGGCAGTTTCAAAATATCCCACTGATCGTGAAATAAGCTTAATGGAACCGGGAAGAATAAAGCCATGTTCAGAGCATTTATTTTCAACTATTTTAGTTAATTTAGTTAATAAAATGTCATCAATGGTCTTCGTTTTAATTTCATTCAATTCCTTTGGAGTAATACTTACTTTTTTCTCAAAGAAAATAGTAGACTCCATTATGATTCTGCTATTTAGATATTCTTTTAGATATCTTTAATATCAATTTTTATTTAATGTCACGTCTATGGAATCCTTTATGTCCTGTATAAAATGCTACAACGCCGCGATAAAACCATTTCTTCCCTTCAATCTTTTCTTCATTCATAAAACGTAATAATAGATCAAGTAGTGTGCATGCACGATTTGAATTTTTAATTTTGCGTTCAGAATAAAGCATAATGTTATTTAAATCAAAATCAGTATATCCATTTTGTTCAAGAATATCACCTAAACGGATTAAATTGATATTATGTCCTGCTATTTTACTAACAATTCCACATTCCTTTCCAGAAGTTACTTTATTATCTACACTTGGAGGTTCACCAATTTTAAACACAGTATATCCATTTTTAGGTACAGTAAATCCATATAATGCACCTGTTGTGCGCTTATCTACTTTTATTTTCGTAAGAGTATCAGTTGTACTATCCTTTATTTGATCGATAATAATCTGAGAGCAAATCTGTTCATTACACATAAATTGTATTGTATTTGTTTTAGGATCGATAAAACGATTTACAATCGTCTGTTTAAATGTATACTGATTTTCTTTAATAAATTGTGCATTATCAGGTAAACCACTAAGTAATTTCTGCTCTTCAATATTAAACCATTCATCCCATAAATAATATAATATTGTATAGTAGAATGAATTATATTTTTGAGTGTTTGATTTATAAAAAGATGTATGGAACCATTCTATTATTTCAATAATTTGAAAATACTTATCGCGTAATTCTGCATCTTGATGAGATAAAATATCGATCCATTGATCCATTTCATTCGGAGGTTCACTGTATTCATTTAATGAAATTTGTTCAACCCATTCACAAACACTTGACCAAATCACTTCAATCGTTTCAATAGCTTCTATTTTCTCTTCTTTAACTGATGTAGGGATTTCATAAGTAATAGGCAAATATTCATCGCGTTTAATAGGAAATTGTGCTGAGCGTATTGCCAATGGAATAGACAAATCTTCATAAATATTAGGTTGAAATATATAGTAACCATTGCAATAACGAATGTATCCTTTTAAATTATTATGACGTACTTGAAATTGTTTATTATTCGTAATTTCATTCAATACATTTACAGATGCAATACGTGGTACATCTGCTAGAATATCCCACATATTTTCAGATTGAATAAAGGATTGCTCTAAAAATATATTTTTAATACGTTCTTTTACTTGATGAATACGCCAACGTGCCGAAAATGCATCATAAGTAGATTCATCTTTTTTGCTGTCTTTAACATTAATTTCAGGATTACATTTATACTCGCATGTTTCAAGCCAATCACATATTGCTGTAAATGGCATATCATTTATATTTACATCTCTACGTAGTCTTCTCTGTGAATCTACTTGTGATATAAGTCCTTCATCCTTGATAATAATTGCATCATGATTTAAATTACAATCGAGTGAAGATTGTTTCATAATACGTGTAACATTACCAATATTAACGGCTTTTTTATATCCAATACGATAACTGTATAAATCTGCAGTTTCATAATTAGAATAAGGACCATCAGGTATGTATGTTGTATATAAATAAACAGTGTTATTGCGCTTACTCTCTTCAAGTGCACAATGAGATAAATAACGAATAGAACGACCAAAAATCTGTTCAGTCTTATTCAAGTGATACCACGCATCAATTAAATGTGTTTCACGTACGAAACGTAAATCTACACCTTCAGATGCAATCTGTGAACCAATTATTATCTTCATCGTACCTCCATCCTTATTATTAATATGACGTTGTGCTTTAATGGTTTCTTCATTATTAGGTGATATATCAATATCACCCGTTAAAATACCATATTTTGCAGGTGTAAATACATGTGATGCAGCATTATTACTTATCGTACCATGGTCAAATTCTTTTTTAGAGCAAAATGCACATTGGCGTCCTCTAGGTCTAATTTTATCTGCATCTACAAGAAGATTTTCTTTTCTATTATAATGAGTGTAACCATTTGCTTCTAATGCGAGTGCTAATGGAATTGCACCACCATTTACAAATCGACTAAAAACGAATACGCATCCTTCAGTATTACGAAGATGATTAAGTAAGAATTCAAACTTTGGACTGTAATTTCCAATTTCTGTATCTAATAGCCAGGTTGGATTCCCGATTTTAGAACGATATGATGTTTCCTTATTACGACGATCTTTTGTAAATACCGTTTCTAATGAAGTAATATCAGTACGTGCCCTATATTTACTTACACTTACTCCTTGTGTACTAGGAGTAACAGGAACAATAAAATTACAACCAGCTACTAATTGTCCTAATTCTAATGTACTTAATCCTCCTTTTCCTTGTCCTGGTGGTGTTAAATCAGCTGTAAATGCAATGGTTGCATCGAGTAAGTCACCTTTTAATACAATGGGTACAATAGGTAAATGTGTATAATATTCTCTATCTTCTAATGCAATAGGAACTCCGCGAGGATTTACAGATGGATATGTATCTAATCTATTTGGTAGTTGAGGAAAAAGACGAATAGGAAATGATTTGGGATTTTCACCACGCATAAAACTTACATAATGACTTGCGATATCTGCAATAATTTGTTTACCTTTTGGAATAATTTTACCTGTACTATCAAAAATATCATTTTGTCTAATAAGTGCTTTTTTATCATTCATAAGTAGAATATTAAACATAAAAATTATTTCAAGATATGTATTATACATAGGGGTAGCAGTAAGAGCACAGAATTTCATACCTTCAGAATATTTAAGAATATTTTTAAGATAAGGTGTTAACATTTTACCAGCTTCGCTATCACTTTTATCTGATTTACTTTCACTTTTATCATCTTTACCATCTTCAATATCGCGAAGATTATGGGCTTCATCTACAATGAGTAATTTTCCACTAAAATATTTGCGGATTCGTTCTTTTTCAATTTGTTCTTTACGTTCATTGCTAAGACCTTCATATTCAATCTTTGTAAGGTCACGTATATAATTTGCAAATGATATATATCCAAAAATTTTATAACGTTTTTTAATTAGGCGATTTATATGGTATACTATTTTATCAGAATTTCTTTCATATAAGGTATTTGTTAGTTTCATATATGTAGTTCCTGTGCACTGTGATGCGGAATTTGGTTCATTTTCTTCGCCTATAGTCACTTTAGATATATCAAAAATAGTACGATAAAATCCTTTTTGAATAGTAGGAGGTGCTACAATAATAACTTGATCATTGGGAAAGAATTCTAGCCATGCTTCTGATACTTGAACAGCTGCACAGGTTTTACCAACACCTACACCGTGATATAATAGAGCAGACATATATGGTGTTTTAGGTGACATAAAATTAGTAATAAATCGTTGTACAGGTGTGACTTCAAATGGGGACTCATCATTACACGGATCTGTTTTAGGTTTCCAGGTAGATTGCAGAGAATCTGCAAATTCTCTTTTTGCAAGGAGTTTTTGTAAGAATTCTGGGTCTGTAATATCAGGATATGCACCTGTATCAATATCCCATTGGCTAGTAGCCATAGATGGAAATAGATTTTTATTTTTTAATTCAACCAGAATTTTATCGCGTTTTTTAAAATTAGTTTCACTTTCCCATAGTTTTAATAATTCATTATTTGGTTGATTTCTGTATTCTTCTTCTTCCTCTTCTTCTTCTTCCTCTTTCTTTTCCTCTTCCTCTTCTTCTTGTTCTTCCTCTTCTTCTTGTTCTTCCTCTTCTTCTTCCTCTTCTTGTTTTTGTTCAGGTTCTACAACAGGTACAACAGGTACAACAGGTTCTACAGATTCTGCAGGTTCTACAATAGGTTCTACAACAGGTTCTACAGGTTCTACAGATTCTGCAGGTTCTACAGGTTCTACATTAGGTTCTATAACAGGTTCTACATTAGGTTCTATAACAGGTTCTACAGGTTCTACAGGTTCTATATTAGGTTCTACATTAGGTTCTATAACAGGTTCTGCAGATTCTATAACAGATTCCGCAACAGGTTCTGCAGATTCTATAACAGATTCCGCAACAGGTTCTGCAGATTCATTTATCCCAAGACTAATTATACTGTTTGAATTGGAATTAGCAGGTTCTACAGGTTCAACAGGTGCTACAGATGCTACAGATTCTGCAGATTCGGCAGGTTCAACAGGTGCTACAGATGCTACAGATTCTGCAGATTCGGCAGGTTCAACAGGTGCTACAGATGCTACAGATTCTGCAGATTCTGCAGGTGCTTCAGGTTCAATAGGTTCAACAGATGCAACAGATGCAACATCAGGTTCAACAACAGGTTCTACAGGTTTAACAGATACAATAGGTTCAATAATAGGTTTAACAGATGCAATAGCAGGTTCTTCTTCAGGCTCTTCAGGTTCTATATTAGAGTCAGTTAGTCCAAGACTTTCATATGAATTAGAATTAGAATTAGCAGAAGCCATGCTATTATATAATTGATTAAAATCAATTATATTTACATTCTTATTCAGTATTTATTAAATGATACTGACTCATAATTTTATTAGCTTTTGATAAAATCTCCCGTTTTTCAATATTATCCGGACGAATCTTTGCAAAAGCATTGTTAAATGAAAACCATTTAATATCACCAATTTCACGAGTCATATGAACATTATTATAATCTATACTGACATTCACATCTGGTTTACATATGGCTAAATAGTATTTATGGCAATAATGAATACCATTTGAACCAGTGTATGTTTCAGAGATAGATTTCGTATTATGAACTATCATAAATTCATCATCTTTCATACCAGTCTCTTCTACAAATTCACGAATAGCACAATGGATATCTTTTTCATATGAATTGCGGCGTCCTTTAGGAAAACCCCATTCAGGCTCAGCCCAAGGAGATGGGTATTTATGGATTAGTTCAGCAATATGCGGCTGTAATTGAATAAATCGTTCTTCTGATTTTTTATAGTCATTTCTATGTGACTGCAAATTAGATACATTCCCCCAAATATTTTCCCATATCTGTTCAAATGTATTATTAATTAATCGTTGTTGTTCTGTAATTGTCATATGATGTAGTAAATTTGTAATATATTCTTCATCTGAATATTCGTATTTTCCGCGAATAAATTCAATGAATGAAAGTGAATCTTTACGTTGAATAAGAAGGAATTTAATATTATTAGATTCATCATATTTCATAGCAATTATTCCATAACTTGTAACTGGTAAATTACATCTGCGAAATAGATGACCATGTAATCCACAATTCGTGCAATATCGTATCCGGTTAGGATTCATAATTATTTGATATTTCATGAGATTTCTTTATACTGTAAATGAAACTAACAGTAAATAGAATGCATCTTCCACCAATAGTTTGGGGGCCATTTTTTTGGCATACAATGCATATTGTTGCGCTTGGGTATGCGAAGCATCCAACATACACTGATAAAAAATGTGCAAAAGATTTTTATGAATCACTTACATTTCTTATACCATGTTCTGTGTGTAGAGAACATTATAAAGAGCATTTTGTAAATAATCCTATTACACCATTTTTGGATTCAAAAGAGGATTTATTAAAATGGACAATAGATATTCATAATAAAGTCAATAAACTATTAAATAAACCACAGTGGACTGAGACAGAAGTAATAAAATACTATGAAAAATTGGGAGAACGTAATCGTTCACCCATTTGGACAAAACAGGACCTAGATGAAGTAGATCATCGTTCATTTATAAGAGGTTTTTTAACGGGAGGAGCTGTACTATCTGTTTGTGGTGGTATTTTATATTATGTAAAAAAAATGTAAAAAAATGTAAAATAAGGTAAAAAAGATATTATATAGATAAGATGGCTGTAAATCCACAACAGCAACCGCAACAACAGCGAAATTGGGGGCAATATTTAAAAGGACAATTTAATAATGTACGACAATCCATATCTGGAATTACAGGAACTGGAACCATTGGAACCATTGGAACCATTGGAACCAGTGGAACTAGTGGAACTATTGGACCAAGAATGAATAATATGAGGGCACAACAAGCAAGCTCATTTAATCCATTTGGATTTGGAGCAACAAGTGCAGCGGCGGCAATGGGTACAACTGGAACTATGGGTATGCAAAATGGTATTGGTAGAATCTTAGCATATGTTATTGGAATTATTATTGTTGTAATTGTATTATCACTTCTTATTCATTATTATGTAACACCTATATATTCATTACAGCCTGGTGCCCCCGGTATTATATCAGTACCTGGATTTGATGATGGAATTATTTTTTGGGATGGTTCTGGAAAATATCCAGCAATGGGTGTCATTAAGAATGATGATCTCCCAATTAAAAGTGCATACTGTGATTATTCCTTAACAGTTGACATGTTTATTCAAAATCCATTGCAATTTTCGCAATATTCACGAATTCTCTTAAGAAGAGGTGACCCTACATCTATAAAGGCAACACCTACAAGTAAAGAAATTATAGGTGCAATGTCTAATTATAACTTGGTTGTTGCTCTACAGCCAGATACGACAGATATGGTTGTATCTGTTATGAATGCTGGCGGTGGTATGGAGAATGTAATTATTGAAAATATACCAGTTCAAGAGCCATTTCGTCTAGGAATTGTTGTTATGCAAAATGCATTAGAAGTGTATATAAATGGATTCTTAATGAAAACACGTAAAATAAACAATGGATTGAAAGATGTGGGAGGTGATCTGGCACCTGCTAGTAATAGTGAATTATCAATTGCAAAGATGCAGAATCTTAAAATATGGACACGTATTCTATCTACGCCTGAAATACGTGAAGCTAAACCTGCTTTAGCTTCAGCTACATCATTTAATGCATTAGCTATTCCATCATCCACATCTTGTACAAATTAGACTAAATATGTAAAATTATCATCATGCAAAATAGAAGATGTTAAGAACAAACCTATTACAGTCACAACAGACATCGCAAGTGTCTTTTTTACAATCTATATCTCCATTTCAAATTATGTTTATTATAATTCTAATTGCAGGTCTAGTATACTATATTTATAGTAATGTTAGTTCCGAAAATAAAGATTTGTTAACTACATTGACTCCTTTAAATAAAAAGAAAGACATTATGATGCCTGATGTAGTTCAGTCAAATATATTAGGCTCAGGTGGTTCTACGGTAATGGGGTTCTTTGCATTGAATGCAGGGGATCGTACAGTGGTACATAATAATGAGTATGTGCCACTTATTCAAGTAGAGAATAATTGGTCTTTAGAAATTGCACAAGTACCTAAAAAAGATACATCGGCTCGTCTAAAAGTAAAGACATCTAATGCAGGTGTATCTAATATTGAATACGTTGAATTGCCAGCAGTTCCTAAACAAAAATGGGTATTTATTGCAATATTACGTGAAGGTCGCAGGTTTGATGTTATTTATAATAATCAGATTGTTGCATCAAAACATCTTACGAATTACCCAGTTGTTATCAGCAGTGCATTATCAGTTGGAAATGAGAAATTAGATGGTAATGTAATTCATGTTATTGTTAATAACAGACGTATGACACCAAATGAAGTAGAGCGTCAACGTCTAGTATATGTTGATACCAACAATGGTATTTTAGAGAATAATTATATATTTCCATCGTTTCCTACACTAAAATTATTTGGAGTGTGTCCTTCCGGATTATCATGTAATACTATTACACAGCCACCGTCAAATGTTATGAACACATGGAGCACACCTTATGCATAAATATGATATCTAATAATCCGTGTATATGTCAGAATCATGGAATCGAATAGTAATAATTCATCTCCAATTGCAAGAATGATACCTGTTTTTATTATTTTTCTTGGTCTATTGGGATTATATTATTTATATCAATACTTGTTTGGACCCAAAATGAATAATTCATTTCCGCTTACAGGAAAACAAAATGCTCAAGTTGATAAACCAAGCATATTTACATCCACGCAATTAGCACCTCTGTATGAAGGTGGCGAATTTACTGTTTCAACCTGGATTTATATATCAAATTGGTCATATCGTGGAGGAAAAAACAAATCAATTATTCGTATTGGTGGTAATAAATTTGATACAATTAGAGTATATTTAGGCGCACATAGTCCTAAACTATATGTCAGATTGCATACAAAAGATGATACTATGGTAATGGGTTCAGGAGCTCCTACTGCTTCTGCATCTTCTGCATCTTCTGCATCTTCTGCATCTTCTGCATCTTCTGCATCTTCTGCATCTTCTGCAACTTCTGCAGTACAGCCTCAGAATTTAGATATTGGCTCACGTAGTCTATTGGATACCCTACAAACTGATTCTGGATTATTAGATAATCTACATACCTGTGATATTCCCGAATTACCCTTACAGCGATGGGTCAATATTTCTATAGCAGTTAATGGTAAAACAGTAGATGTATACATTGATGGTAAGTTATCACGTTCATGTGTATTATCAGCACCATTTAGAGTAGATGAGGGTTATAATGCTACTGTTTTAGAATATGGTGGATTCGGTGGACAAATTGCAAATACAATAATGTATGATACTGTCTTAAATCCCGAAGAAGTATATAAAAATTATATGGCTGGACCTGAACCTATTACAACATTTGGTGGTTTATTATCCAATTATTTTGCACCGAATATACGTATATCTATATCATAATTATAAATACTCTAATAAATAGATGGCTTCAAATATGGGAAATATAAGTGTATTAAGACAAAATAATAGGGCAACTGAAAATTCCGGTATTATACAGCAATTTATGTTTCCTCTTATTATCGTTATTTTACTATATTTAGCATTATTGTTTGCAGAAATTATATACAAGTATATTAACCGCCTATCCATTAATCGTGTAGAGCTATTGCCAAATACGTATATAGGACAGAATAGAACTATTACCATTCCACAAAATCCTAATAAAACAGAACAATCAATAATACATTTATCAGAGAATGAACGAACAGGAATTGAATTTACCTATTCATTTTATATTAATGTAGATCCATCTGGTTTTAGAGATGAGAAAGGCTTAACGCATATCTTTCACAAAGGTTATTCTTCACAATTTCCTCTTCTTGCACCCGGTGTTTATATGCATTCAAACACAAATACATTACGCGTGTATATGAATACATTTAAAACATGGAATAATTTCGTGGATATTGAAAATATCCCTTTAAATAAATGGGTACATGTTGCAGTTATCTGTAAAAATAATGCTTTAGAAATATTTATAAATGGTAATTTATCTAAGAAAATGTCATTTGATAGTTTTGTAGCATATCAGAATTATCAGGATGTTATCTGTTTTAGCCAACGTAGAATTGCATTGAAACATTCACAGATTCCATCTACAGATGTGGACGGATTCCAGGTATTTGGATCTATGAAAGGAATGTTGAGTCGTCTTACTAATTTTAATTATGCATTATGTTATGCAGAGATTCAAAAAGAGATGGATCGTGGACCTTCTTCTAAAATAGATTCATCTAATATGAATGATATTCCTCCATATTTAGCTGATACATGGTGGTCTAAATCGTATTAGATATTAAATTATTAAATGATATAAATTGTTAAATGATATAAATTGTTAAATGATAAAAAATGTTACAATACTTAATACATAGTTATCGGCATAAAGAATCTATATATTAACTATTACAAAACTAGTGATGCCAGGCGGTGGTCTATTTGCATTAGTGGCATACGGTGCTCAAAATGTCCTGCTTTCTGGCAATCCCGATTTTACCTACTTCTATAAAACCTATAAAAAATATAGTCATTTTGCTGAAGAATCCGTATCATTTGCAATGGATGGTGCACAAGACCTCTCCTATAATCAACCTATTCAATTACGACTCAAAATTCAACGTATTGCTGATTTGGTACGCGATGTATATTTCGTATTTAATTTACCAGATATTTACTGTAAATATATCGATTTGCAACAGCAATCACGTACTGCTCAATACAATTTTGCATGGGTAAATAACATAGGTTGTCATATTATTCAGAATATTGCATTCTTCATAGGTGGCCAAAAAATTCAAGAATATGATGGCGATTATATGATTGCTCGTGCTCAATGCGATTTAGATGCATTTTCTTATAAGAAATGGCAGACACTTGTTGGTGATATTCCTGATTTATATGATCCTGCAAATGGAACATATGGTGGTGGTTCAGCTGGTACTGGATATCCATTGGTATATAATAACAATGGTCTAAATGGCTCTACTACAAATCCACCAAATATCAATCGCCCATCCATTGCGGGGCGTCAGATTCAAGTTCCGCTACCATTTTGGTTTTCAGATTCCACATTTGAAGCGCTTCCACTTGTTTCTCTGCAAATGCATGAATGTGAAATTCAAATTACATTACGACCAATTAATCAGTTATATAGAGTACTTGATGTAAATGGATATCAAGTAGCGCCTGGATATCAGTATAATTCATCACCTGTTTTATCACAACCGCTTAATGTATATTACACGGGCGTATCCGATATAACAGATGTGACTATTAATAATTTTCTAACAGATATTGGGACTCCAAAACCTCTGTTAAATACATGGCCGCTTAATCCTCAAATTCAAATGACGTATGTATATATTACAGATGAAGAACGCACACAATTTGCATCCGAATCATTGCAGTATCTAGTTCGTCAGATTACATCTTATTCATTTAATAGTATTACTACACGACAATTTGTTGAACTGGATGTTCATAATCCAATTGAACGAATTATATTACTACCACGACGTTCAGATTCACTTATATATCGTAATCAAGTTATGAATTTTACGAATTGGATTAATCCACTAAAAGCACCCTTTATTCCAAATGATGGTGGATGGTCTACATTTGTTAATTTATCATCAAGTACAGGTAAATTAATTGTAAATGGTCAGAGATCTGTTATCAATACATTAGCAATTTTAGGTGATGGTAATCCATTACAAGAGGAAAAACCATTCCAATATTTTACTCAGGTAGTACCATGGAAATATTTGACAGGTATTCCTGCACCTGAAATGTTGGTATATCCATTTTCATTATCATCACCTCTTACACAACCTCGAGGAAGTATTAATAGTAGTCGTATTAAATCATTGCAGATAGATTTAAATGTATTTCCTTTACCTGTTAATACGTTTTATCAGTACAATATTGGTATTTATGTAGAGAGTTTAAATTGGGTTACAATTGCTTCTGGTATGGGTGGTCTTAAGTATGCACTGTAAAAACATACATATTAATTCATTTCATTTCAATAGGATGGACGATATTCCAGATTTCTTAAAACGATTACAGAATAAAATTACGTATTATATATACAAAACTGTAAATGACGATGATGCAAATGAATATGCAAAAAAACAGCAGGAAATAAAAGAAGTAAATGAAGTAAAAGAAGTAAAAGAAGATTATGATTCAGCCCCACCATCAATTGCAGCATTGAAGCAGACTACGGATAATGGAATAGATATAGACAGAATTTTAACTGAATTATATGATTACTTTTTATTATTTTGTCGATATGTACTATATCCATTATTATGCATTTATTTATCATCTCTGGTAGCAAATGACCTTATTGTTTATCCTGTAGGAGTACGTATAGTATTTTTTGTATTGATATTGTTTTTATGTGCTTCATTTGTACATGTGACGGTAGTAATGTCTTTACTGTATACTGCAAGAAAATTATATGAAAAGTATTTGAATAGAGACCGTGATGATAAACCTAATCCGCCTATTAAATTAATGCCAAAAATATTTGCTATGTTACCTATAAGCACGAAAACATCTGAAAGTAGTTTTTACAATTTTTTTATGTATCCTTTTCGTTATCTTAAAGGTGAAAAAGCAGAAACAGAGAATGTATTTTTACAGGAACTTATGAAGAAATATACTGATTCTTTAAATGAATCGTTCCCTTATTATGAAAAGGTAAAAGGCGACAGTATGTTTGTATCTCGTAAGGAAGAATTAGATAAAGAAATCAAAGAAATGCATGTAATAGTAAGACCTAAGAAGGTTGAAGAACCTAAAGAAAAAGAAGAAAAAGAAGAAAAAGAAGCACCGTTACCACCAACTATTCAAGAATTAGAGAATAAAAAGCAAAAACTAGTGAATCAGAAACCAGCTAATAAAGAATTAGAGAATAAAAAGCAAGAACCAGTGAATCAGAAACCAGCGAATAAAGAATTAGAGAATAAAAAGCAAGAACTAGTGAATCAGAAACCAGCGAATAAAGAATTAGAGAATAAAAAGCAAGAACCAGTGAATAAAGCACCATTGCAATCATTACCACCAACCATTCAAGAATTAGAGAATAAAAAGCAAGAACCAGTGAATAAAGCACCATTGCAATCATTACCACCAACCATTCAAGAATTAGAGAATAAAAAGCAAGAACCAGTTAATAATCCAGTTAATGAGAAAGAACCTAAAAATAAGCCATTAACAGAACCAGTTCCACCTAAAATTTAAAGCTAAATTATGATAAAGTTATTAGATATTTTTCATAAAGAGATAAAACATAATGGCAGAAGCAGTAAAAGCAGTAAAAGCGGTAAAAGCGGTAAAAGCGGCAAAAGCAGTAAAAGCAGACGCAGTAGAAATCAAAGTATCCATTGTAACTCCCACATATAATCGTCGTCAGTTTATTCCAGCCCTTATTAAGATTTATGCAAGTCAAACATTTCCAAAAAACAAAATGGAATGGCTCATTTTGGACGATGGTTTTGATAAAGTAGAAGATTTTTTCATAGAAGCTGCAAAAACAATTCCCAATATTCGCTATATTGCATTGGAAGACAAATTACGAATTGGTGCTAAACGTAATTATTTAAATAGAGAAGCGAGAGGGCAAATTATAATTGCAATGGATGACGATGATTATTATCCACCTCAACGAATTCAATCTGTTGTTAACGCATTTCATAAGTATCCTAAAATGAATCTAGCAGGTTCATCCGAAATGCATTTGTATTATATTGATACGCATAAAATATATACACTTGGACCATATATGGCAAATCATGCAACGAATGGTACAATGGCGTGGAGAAAATCATATTCAGATAAACATACATATGATGAAAATGTAACAAAAGCAGAGGAGACATCTTTTTTAGATAATTATACACAACCGATGATTCAACTGGATTCTAAAGATACTATTTTAGTTATCTGTCATACAGATAATACTGTGGATAAACAGAAGTTACTACAAAATAACAAAATGCGTCTGTCTGTATATGAGTTGGCGGATTTTGTAAAAGATCCTGAGCTATATCAGTTTTATCTGACAACTTAAACTTGTAAAGAATAGGAATAACAATATGCAGAATAATAACGAAGTACTACGTGTACTTCATACGGTGTATAATAATACATTAATACCACTACAAGATACATTAAATATAGCAGGAATAACAACACATTTGTATCCTCATCAAAATACATTAATTCATGGTATGCATAAGTATAGAAAGCAAATGACAGAAGGGTTACGAATAGATAATGATGAAATAAAAGCAAAAATAGGTATTATAGCAGAACCGTCTGGTTCTGGTAAAACACTTGCAATCCTAGGATATTTAGCATCAGATACCTATACATATCCATCATTTGAACTTACACAATATTCATCGCCTTATTTCTATTCACAGAAAAAAAAGCACCCGCAAAACTCATCAAATCTTATTATTGTTCCATCTAATTTATTAGGTCATTGGGAAGATGAGATTAAAAAACACACTACGCTTTCATACGTTATTGTAGATACACGTGGAAAATTAAAAGATGGGACAAGACATGCGATTTTATCAAGTACATTTGTACTTACTACAAATAAATGTTATCGTCATGTGCAAGAGTATAGTGTGAAGCACAATATAACATGGAATAATATATGCATGGATGAACCCCTCTTTATTCAATTAAAATCATCAGATCCACTATTACAATTTCAATTTCTCTGGTTTATTTCATATCAATGGACATCTCTGTTATTTCGCAATTCCATTAAAAAAAGTCAACTCCTATTCTTACAAGAACCGATGCATTCAGATCTAGAAGAAATGCTTCTAGATAATACAACAGAAGATGTACATATATTTCCATCGCAGTATATTAAACAGTATCTTTCATACAATCATTCAGACCGTGGGCATATCATACTTAGAAATCTAAATGAACACATTCGTATTACTCCTATACCTGAAGTAAATCACTCCATTATTCACTGTAAAGCTACTACAACTCTACAATCCCTATCAAGTCTATATTTATCACGAAATAATCAGTTACGTTCTTCAAATATTCCGCATTTATTTCAAGCACTTGGAATTGAATCACGCACTCAAGAAAATTATACCGCGTACAATGAAGAGAAACGAGATATTATCACTAGAAAGATTGAAGAAAATGAATGCGGAATCTGTTTTGATCCGTGTGTATATCCCACGATTATAAACTGTTGCTTCCATGTGTATTGTGCTAAATGTATTCTGCAAAACACACTCATTCAATTCAAATGCCCAACATGTAGAACTACATTGGATACTACAAAGATGTCATGCTTATCGTCATTAGGAGAAACGGCATTACGTTCTAAAAAAGAGGCATGTCTTGAAATAATGAACACATATGATAAATGTATTGTTTATATATCACTTGATAAAATCTATTATGATTTACTGAATGATATGCGATTATTGGGACTAAAATCGGAATTAGTTACAACATTTTCATTACGTAAATCTATTAAAAATTTAAGGGATGGAAATACAGATGTATTATTTGTATCAAAAGTAGAACTTATAAGGGGATTATCTATACCTTCGGTTTCTTGCTTACTTTTTTACCACGAGCAGCCGATTTTTGAGCAGAAGCAGGCTTTGCTAAACATGGTTCAGCAGATGAACCGAGAACAACCCCTGCAGATTGTTTATCTATATTCAGAGATTCAAGTTTAATTCCAAGAGTATCATATAATTTACCATTTTGATGTGTAGCCCATTGTGTTACACATCTAAACGGTATATCATGCTCTGCTGCAACACGATTCATTTCTTTCCATGCATTAAATAAGGCAGATTGTTTCGTTAAAACCATTGTATATTGGAGTTGGGATGGTTCTGGAATGACGCTCGGTTGTTCATAATCCTGTAAATACAGATTAGGATATTTTAGCTTTAAACGATAAGATAGCGGTAGTAGATTCCAGCATTGATGGAAGAATGCCCAGAAATCGGCGCGGTCACTCCAACGCAGATAATTCAGAATTTCTTCATAGACTTCATATGGAACTTTTTCTAAAAAGAGTGGTAGATTTTGATGAAATAATAGCCCTGCCAGATTTGCATCTTTCGTTTCTAAATCGAGCTCATCGTTATTATCCCATTTTTTAAATAGAGTAAACCATGCAGCACGAATTGCAACATGAATAGACTGATCCAAGGCAACATCTTTCTCTTTTATATATGGTGCAGTAGTTTCCTGATAGATTAAACTCTGTGATACTTTGCGAATATCTCCTAAAAAATAGAGTGAATCTGGAATATCTTTCTTAAAATACTCTACTAATTTCTCTCTCTTAGGCATATTTACATAATGTACCGCACAATATTTTAAAAGTTGTTGCATAATACGACCCTCTAAAATATTGCAAATAAGAATCAAAGGACAGTCTTGGGCTAAAGACCGCTTAGACTTAAGATAATCCAGAAGTTCTTGTAGACCACCTTTCTCTCCTTGTGAAAGTCCATCCATTTCATCAAGAAGCACTGCACGTCCATTAGGAGTGCTAGGATGAATCCATTTACTGACACCCGTTTCCATAAGGAGTGGCATAATGGTTTGACGAAAACTGGAGCCTGTACGAGTATGGCTTGCGTTGAATTCTTGAATCCAGAACTTGGCTTGTTTACATACACGATATACCATAGTAGTTTTGCCAACACCTGGAGGACCAATTAGCAAAAAGGCAGGATGAGAACGCGTTGTAAGCCATTTAATCATCGCTTCCTCGATTTCAGGATGAAGACACGCTGTTTCTGATTCAGGAAGACTGGTACGCACCATATTACTATATATCCCAATTGATTCTTTACATTATTGAACGCACATAATATAAAGATTTTGCTATATTCTAATTATAGCAAGAATGTCATTTTCTGTTTATATTACGTATTGGGATAATAATATCTTGACACAAGTTCAAGATATGATTGACCATGGTGTTATCCAGCAAAATACTCGTGTTATTCTAGCATTTGCTAGTTTCAATTTCATTAGTGGACAATACATTCCTGGATTTGGGTCTGTTACGATGGATGATGTTAAAAACATTGTAAATCTGGTACATTCTCTTAGCGCTAAAATTAGCTTATCTATAGGTGGTGCTACTTATCCGTTGGCAAGTTCTGATTTGTATGGATATCCTGGAGAATTAGCTGAGAATATCAATGGTGTTCTAACACTGTGTGGATTTGATGGAGTAGATTTTGACATTGAAGATAATTCATCGAATGTTCCAACCAATTTTGCAGAAACTGCATCTTCTATTATTAATACATTGCGATCACTCAATTCTGAACTATATATTACTTTGACTACACCAGGACAAGCATGGGCTGAAGGAATGTATCAACAGTCGCTTCTTAATATGACAATTGGTAACATAGATGCTTGGCAACCGATGGAATATGACTTGTGGTTGGAACCGACTGAGGATAGATATAAGCTGACTGATGCGTATACCAATCAGATTCAATCGGATATTAAATATTATCAGACAAACTGGTCGGTTCCTTCGGATAAGATTATTTTGGGATTAATGTGTGGTCAGGATGATATGAGTCATGTACTGACATTGCAAGATGCGTTAAATTTGACGGACTTTGCAAGGTCAGAGGGGCTAAAAGGAATGATGATGTGGGATGCAAATATTGATGGAAAGGGATGCGCTGGAAATGCCCCGTATGCATATTCTATGGGGGTACAGGCTTTACTGTAAAGCTTTTATTACAAGTATTTAAAGTTATATTAAAATATTATTTTTGACAGATTACAAATCCTTCAAAAATAATATGCATTCAACGGGAATTGAACCCGTGTCTACCCCTTGGAAGGGGGCAATTCTACCACTAAACTATGAATGCGTTTAGAGAGTTCCCTCCACTTACTCCGTAGCAATTAAATATAGATTTTAAACGCACTTTATAGTTTAGGAACAGTAATACATGTGCTATCTCCAGATATTCCTGAGGTACCACCACTGGTATTTATTACACAGCTTTCACCATTTGTAATACCTTCCCATGTTAAACCAGCGGCAATAGTTTGTTGACATTTGAGTGCATTTGTTGCAGGTATTGTGAAAAAGCACCCCTCATCGGAATTTGAATCGCCATCTTTGGGAAATTTTTTTAGTCCATTATTTTTTGAAACTCCAATGGTATCAATACACGAGGGTTCTATTTTACCATTTTTTTTACGTTCATAATATGTTAAATAATCAGGACAGGTATTAATAACAGGAGGCCATGCAGTAGCACTAGATGAAGCATTGTTGTTAAACCACCGAATACCGTAGATAATACATACATAGAGAGTTCCTACAAAAAATATGATTGCACCTAACATTTGATAGTACTGAAAAATCTTATAGGTACCTAATGTTAAAATAAGAATGCATCCAATGACATACATGATAAGTTTGATGTCAAATTTACTGATATTAAAGTCCTCAAACATTTTCTACTATTATATTTATTATTAACTATATTATTATACTTTTATATAGAATAAGATAGGTAATATATTTTATAAGATAAATACGATTATACAAGTTGCTATACTTACATCTGGCCACCGCCAATGACAGCTGCAGTAGCCAAAGGACCACCCAAGACACCAGCAACGGGGGAAGCAATGTAGAGAGTCATGTAGTTGGTGTAGGCATCAGGGTTGGCAGCAGCGCCTAAGACACCAAAAGTGCTGCCAGCGGATCCACCGATAAATCCCTGGGTAGCGCTAACAGTGGTAGGCAACAGAATCTGAACCTGGCGGAAACGGCCAAGAGCACCAGTTAATGAGCCAACCGGTGCCAAGATAGTCTTGCCCATGTCACGGACAACGCACTGAGCAGCAGGGGTGGCGGCAATAAGAAGCAATTGGGCCTGGAGAGCAGCAGAGGCAGTCTGGACGTATCCAGGGGGGTAGTTGCCAACGACGTTGCCAGCGGAGGGGACAAATTCAAATACAACGGTGGCAGCGCTGGAAACCAAGTTTCCAATGTTTAAATGAGAGGCAGCAGGGTTAACTTGTTTAAGAAAACGTGTAACAGATGACATTTTATATTCAGTGCTTAGAAAAAAAACACAGGGTCGGTAGAATGTCTAAAGCCGGTACTCCCCTTCCAGAATTTGAACTCCCGTATACCGCCTATGGTCATGGAGGTCAAAACGGCCGAGTCAACTTATCCGCTCCAACCGGTGCTTCCAATTCCGTAGCCAAGTTGCAAGGCTTTCAACATCCAACGCAAACAGAAGTTAATTTTTCAGGCGATATGCTCCGGGGCAACTGGGAGCATACAGTACTTTCTGACGCATACTTTAGCCGTATAAACGCGCAGCGAATTCAGAAAGAAATTACGAGCGAGGTTTACCGTAGAAGTGGACCCAAGAAATATCAGATTGATGATCAAGATGTTGATGAATTAAAGATGATTATGCGTGGAATGTATTTACAATATGCTAAAAACAACCCATTTAACATAGAAGGACAGATTCAAGAACTCAATAAACTGGTTATTGAATGGAGTGTACCCCGTATTATCTCAGAGATTGATCAATATCAATATTACTTAAAAGACATATCACATTTACCCGTTCCATTAGAGAAACCGCTAAATATGTCGAGTGCTGGCACGAAATCGTTGCCGTTTAGAAATATGATGTGATCTTTATCGTTCGCGATTATGAGATACTTATATGTCTTTTATCCCTCCTTGTACCCATAATATTCTGTAGAATATTATGGCTTAGATGTATCTTATCCCTCCTTGTACCCCTCAAGTTCAGCATAGCTGAACTGATTGGGTTAATAGGAGGGATTTATCCCTCCTTGTACCCCTCATCCTCATTTCTCTCCACAAAATAAGCCAGAATATCATCTAGCATCTTTTGAGGACATAACTCAGTCGGTACCAAGAGTCCATCCTTATTCCGTTTAACATGTACAAACGGATCATACGCATTATCCACGAGTATCTGCCAACGTTCATGATATTTTCTGTTTTTCTTGGCACCATGGAAATGATGCCGAATTACGCCAGGAACGTATCCTAAACGCAAATTAACAGCACGTTGCTGAAATTCACGCAATGATTCTTTATACGCATCAGTCGTATTCTCGTTCAAACTTAAATCAGGACGTCCAATGAATGCAAATGACATATTATGATCTCCCGAGCCGAGAATGCTCATGTCATAGAGTCCGCCCATTCGCTCATATGCTTTCTTAGTACATGCCCATGCATAACCAGGATGCCACATGTTAATACCATTGCCTCCATAACGACTTTTCTTTGCGTACTGAAATCCAAAACTGGGAAAGATGGACATTGCATTCAAATTCTTATCCATATCTACTGCGTGGCTAAAGAGCTGAACAATATCACGGCATCCATTGAGAACTTTGAGTGTATCTGTCGCCCAATTAACATTTTCAAATTCTACATCGGCATCAATCCACGCCATGGCTTTCCACTTGGGCGGTAGCAACTTGACACCCAGATTAATCATATTTTCTTTGTGCCAGAGCGGTACTGAACCACGTAACTGTAAATGACGAGGATTCTTCTTTTCTGTGACATAGAACTCTTGATTACCATAAGCAAGTTCAACAATATATAATTTGATATTAGATTCTTGTTCCATTCGAGATACGAATTCACGGGCTAGGATATAGCGTCGTGCAAATTGACAGGGATTAGAAGTCACTGCAATAACATGAAGAGTATCATCAATGGGATCATTATTCATAATGGCTTGACGGATTTCATCCATCTTGATTTGTTTGATATCAATCTCGATACCATTAATGATAGTCATTTACTACTAATGATGGATAAACTTTAGGTTATATAAATAATATAAATAATATAAATGTATCCTAATTTCACTTGTATGGATGATGCTTAAATATCTATTTATATTTATATGTAATAAGATGTCGTTTGAATTATTGCTTCAACAGGCTCGTGCAGAACCCAATTATGATGAGATGAAACGTGCTCTAAGTTATATTGTAGAAACAACAAATGATACATTTTATATTGCACAGTTTATTCAACCATTTCTTGCACATATTAACAGTGATAGTCTAAATGTATTCCACTCATCATTGTATCATTCACAGAATAATACAATTGTATTACATTCAATGATTCATAATGTAATTAATGATTGTAAAAAAAATACACATTTATATCAATTTGTTCAAGTATTGATTGAGAAACATTTATAGTATTATTTTAATTCTAAAGGAGGTGGAACTAATGATATTTCGATTGTCTTTTCATTGAAGTATGGTCCAAAGAATCCATCAAGCTGTTTCCAATGTCCATTTATATAGCTACCAGGAATACAAGAAATGGTAGAAAAAACATTGCAAGTAATCTGCGTCCAACATGTGGTTCATGTAATCTTTCTATGGGAACTGAAAATATGAATGATTTTAAGGCACGATGTTATCCTGATATGTAAAATATACAATTAAAAATAATAATCTATACTATATTTTTCATACTATAAATACACTAAATACATACCTTTACTTCTTTACAACCCGAGGCTTTCTCTTCGGCTTCTCATCCACTTTTTCAGCCATAGGAACTGATTCAGCCTTTCTCGCAGCAGAGTAAGTAGTCCATGATTCCTGGAATTCATCCAAATCTTTAATCCACAAGGAAGACGCCGTTTCTCCATCCAAATAATCAATCTCACCCTGTTTTTCAGTAATCTGCTTATCTAATTCAATAACCGCAGAGAGTTTCAATCTATCAATACGCATTTTCAATACGTACTCATAAGATTCATATGCATTAGCATCAATAAGGCCATTGGCCAAAACGCTCAAAGGAGGAATATTGCATGCCTGTAGTCCCGCTACAATCTCTTCATCCGTTTTCTTCTGTAATACAAGGCGTTCATCCAAAATCGCTTGAATAAAACGCCGTTTTGCATCCAGTTCAGTAATCTGCTTTTGCAATGCACCTAACTGGTGTAGCCGACGAGCTTCATACATCGGCAAGCGTTTCTCCAAGAATGTTTCCATGATATCACCCACCGTTTTGTATTTTACAATATTGAACTCCGTATCAAAGCACGTCATATTGGTTGTTTTCCACGAACTTGTCAGCTTGAATTGTTTCTCGAACTTGTCAGGATTCTCTTTGATTTCATCATAACCATCTTCCGTGAAGTACAGAATAAAGCGCACATCCACATCATTGTACAAGTCATCAAATCCTTTCAAGCCACAGGGCTCTACTTCTTTTCCAGATTTGCTAGATGCTGTGCTAGCAGTCTCAGCTTTCTTTGCATCTTTCTTCGCTTCTTTTGATTTTTTCTCATCCTCTTCACACAAGGTGTCCAAGAATTCTTTGTATGGCTTAGTCCATGTTCCAACAGGGAGTTCAGTGATAGTGATCGTTCGTTTCTCATCATCCAAAGTATACAACCCTTTTGTAACCCATGTCTGTTCATCTTGACGCCAGGTAGTTCCCTTGAATCCAAACCACCAGGGATCTAACGGATAATCTACCAATGAAGCCAATGAGCCATCCAGGCGCTTCCTGAGAAGACAAGCAACTTCATCGGGTTTATGAGGGGGTACATTCGTGCTGTAACCAGTTCCAATACCGAGAGAGCCATTGATTGCGAGCAGAGGTAATACAGGCAAATAGTATTCAGGTTCTACGATGTCGCCATCGTCATCGATATATTTGAGTAGGCAATTATCTTCTTTGCGAAAGAGTTTGAATACAATCTCCTCGAGATATGTATGAATATAACGTGGGCTAGCTGCATCTTGCCCTGCTTGCAGACGACTACCAAACTGGCCCACAGGGCGCAACAGATTAATATTATTGGAGCCAACGAAGTTTTGTGCCATACCAATAATAGTTCCATTGAGTGATGCCTCACCGTGATGATAGGCTGCATGCTCAGATACATAACCTGCAAGCTGTGCAACACGGATTTCATCTTTCAGATTCCGTTTAAGGCACGCAAACAAGATTTTTCTCTGAGAAGGTTTGAGACCATCCATAATGTTAGGCAGTGAACGGATATTGTCAGCATTACTGAAGTGAATCAGCTCTTTGTTGACAAACTCAGTGTAGGATGCGCATCCTTGAACAGGGACAAGCATTGTAGTTGGATCATAACGAGATAGCCATCGCTTACGATCATCTGCCTGTTTCTTGTTAAAGGCCAGATTGATGGAATCGTCCGTTTTCTCATCCCATTCATATTTGATTTCGTGGAGTTCTTTGAACCATTCACGGGCTTCTGCTGGAGTAGACGTACCCAACCCTTTGTAGTATTTGATTTTCCATCCTTGTAGCCCTGTGAGCTGCGCCTCTTTCCACGCTTGAAACTCAGGGATGGAATAGAATGCCATGATAACTTTGCCTTTCATAGCCTTCAATATAGGAGTTAGTAGTGTGCATAAGAATCCTGACTGCATGAGTCCAGGCCATTCTGCATGGAACAAGTTCATAAGGAGACCTTTGATGTGAGAGCCATCGTGATCCTGATCCGCCATAACCATGACGCGTCCATAACGCAGTTCAGATGCGTCTTTGTATTTCTTACCTTGTTCCAAGCCAAGAATCTTCTTGATCGTGGTTAGCTCTTCATTTGCATTGAACTTCTGAATGGTAATGTCGCGCACATTCAGCAGTTTCCCCTTCAATGGGAATACACCCCATCGCTCACGACCGACTTCTTTAAGGCCAGAGATTGCAGAGGTTGCAGCTGAATCTCCTTCTGTGAGAATCAAAGTGCACTCACTGCTTCGTGCAGTGCCTGCAAGGAGAGCATCTTCCAGCTTGGTAATTCCGCGTAGAACGGAGCGTTTCTTGCCATCAGTTTTCTTGACTTCACGGAGTGATTTGGCTTCCAGGACGTGCTTGGCTTCATCCAAGAGACCGAGTTTGAATAAAGAATCCACGAGTTTGCCAGAGAATTCAGGACGTGAGCCAAATTCTGCTGCGGGAGTCGTTAAGAATTCCTTACTCTGGGAGTCAAAGGAGGGATTCACAATGGTGCTATTGAGAAAGAGTACCACGGAATTTTTGAGCTGACCAGGTTTGATTTCCACTTTCTTTTTCTTGGCGAACTCGCAGAAATCCGTCAGGAGTTTTCGTGTCACTGACTCCACGTGCTTACCGCCCTTCTTGGTATTGATACCATTGACAAAGGAGATGTGTTTCTCCTCTGCGAGTTCTTCTTCATCGGAATACAAATGGGATGCGAGGATGGCACCGACTTCCCAACGGGCACCGCATTGTTCGTAGGCAAATCCAGTCATTCCGTCGCGCAGAAACAGTTTGATGTATTTCTCGAAGGTATTGGAACCCACCACAGTCCCGTTCCAGGTCACTTTGACTTCTTTACCGACGAGCGCAGCGAGTTCTACAGTGCGCGTCTGGAATGCTTCAATCATTTCAGGAATAATTCCTGATTCATCGAATGCACCTTGAAAGCGAGTCTTGTCAGGGATGAATGTGACACGTACCATACCCTTTGAACCAGCATATTTTTTGATAGATGGTTTCTCTTTTTGGAACATGTTGTCATACCAGCTTTGAGAATATTGCTTCTGAGATGCAGGAGTTTTAAGATCAACTGTGAAGAGTTTGCTGAGAATATTAGTACAATTATGAGTAACTGTAAAGTCATTGATAAGGAATCGTTCATTCCCGTCAATCTTAATTCCCACGTAATTCCCTACACCTACATCACGAATAGTAATGTAACCAGTGCTCTTTGAGGTATTGTGGGCGACTGGTGATGCACATTTCTTACGAGGAAGACGTGTAGGAATATCTTCTAAGCCTTCTCCTGAAATGTTCATATAAATTGCTTGACCGTGACGTTTTTCACCTTTCCATGTCCAGGTTGTATCACGAATATTTGTTTGGCAATTAAATCCAAGTGAACGTGCAAGGAAGATAATATCATTTGCCAATTGAGTATGATTCATCCCTTGTGAGATTGAGATACGAGTTCCATTGCGACTTGCAGATCCATCTGTGTCAATGATACCTGCCAAGAGAGACAGACGAGTAGCACGATCATTGAACAAATAAGCATGAGGAATATGTTTATTGTTTACAAGATTGTATACACGCAATTGCTTAGCAAGAGGAGCATGGCCTTTCTTATGATGTTCACGTGTTGTAGTGAATGCATATACATATTTGCTTTTTTTTCGGAAGTTTGCTTCATTGTTTTCAGCCCATTTGGTAAGATACTCGATGATTTCAGGATCTTTTTCTCCAAAACAAGCATAGTTGTATCCTTTTTGCATTCCATCGCCGAGCCAGAGACCAAGTACATAGGGATCAAGGACAACTTCTTTGGTAGGCCATTGAATGCATTGACCACGAACACCTGCGAGGCGTTTCTTAGTTGTTTCATTCAATGCCATATATTCTTTGATACTGATATCAAATACATTGTCGCTGGGAATACTCTTAGCAAATTCTTCTGCTTCCATTAAAGCAGCAAGTGACTCTTCAGATTCTTCAGGAAGAACAGTTGGTGATTTACGAGGATTCTTAGGAATCTCTATGTTCTTATGAACTCGACGATAATGACGTCCTAGATTTTGCGCCAGTGTGATATTGCATTCAGGACACATAATTGTAGGGCGTGTTTCGCATGGAAATAATTTTGCATTTATCTGTTTATTCTCGTAATCCCACCAAAGAATAGACCAGCCAATTTTATTAGTATTCCAGAAGATTACTTTATGATCAGGCATATGAAGCGTCAGAACGTGTTCATCATTCACGACATAAGGCTCCGAATTGGCTTGTTGAACCTCATACATTTGTCCAGTACCATTCATCGTGGCTAGAACTGTTCGCATAGTTCCATCGTCGCCAACCAATTGGTCTCCAACTTTGACCTCATCTGCCCGTTTTTCACGGCACGACCACATAATAATTTTTGTTTCTGATAAAAGACATTTTCCACCGTAGCCATTCTTGCCCCCAACAATCTTCTCTTCAGATTTGTCATAATTACTTGAAGTAAGAAGGTGTCCAAAGATCATCTCAGGTATCATCACATTTTGTTCAGCAGAGGGCTCAATAGGAATTCCATCACCGTCATTTTCCACTGAAATAATGGTGTCGCCGTCTTTGGACTCCACACAGATATCAATATGTTTAATGGGAGTCATCCCCGCTGTCATGGTACTACGAACGAACTCATCCCGAGCATTGACCACAATCTCATCGAAAATCTTGTATAGACCAGGATTGTAGTTGAGTTTTTTATAGGTCATTTTGTTCGTAGCTGCATCATAAATCCATCGCGTCTCTTCGTTTGTCTTGGTACTGCCGACATAGGTATCAGGGAGCTCTAAAATGTGTTGATGGTGCGTGTGCTTTTTGTAGACACGGGTCGCGGTTGAAGCAGTGGCGGTTGAAGCGGTTGAAGCAGTGGCAGCCATTATGTAATAAATGGCGTTGATTATTTAAACTGCAAAAGTTATATCAATTTTATTATGTATAAATAGTTATGAATAATAAAAAAGGCGGAGGTCCATTGCCATTACGGTTCTTTGATGTAAATGCAGAGCATCCATCAGCCGATGCAGGAAATGATTTACTAAGCGCATCTGGCAGATTAGTGCGTCCAGCAATTGGCGGTAAGCATACTAAACGTTCTAAGCATTCTAAACGATCCAAACGAACCAAGCGTAATAAACGCTCTAAACGAACAATGAAAGGTGGATTCTTTCCATCCATTATGGAGCCATTTGTTCTCGGATGTTCTAAATACATAGCACCACTTGCAGGTTTATCTGCATATAAATTATTACATAATCCGACCAAAAAGAGTTCAAGAGCAAGAAAGTAAGTTCTTAACAAGTTCTTAACAAGTTTTAACAAGTTCTCCAAACTTTTTTAACAAGTTCTCCAAACTTTTTTCCAAAAATTAATAAGTTTTTTGCCGAACTTTTTCCTAAAAATTAAGTTTTTTGCCGAACTTTTTCCTAAAAAGTTCATAGATGGTCTACTACCCCCTCAAATACTATAGAGGTCTATCTAAGACTAAAAAAGCCCAACGGTTAAAAGAAATCAAACACTTTGGTCAAAAATCTTGGAAGAATTCAGCCGCGTATAAAGGATTCAAAACAGATAAAGGTGTAAAAACAAAGCCCTCCCATTATACAAAAGATTGGTACAAGATATTCCCTGATGCTAAATCTTTGAAACAGAAATCAGAAGCGACAGGAGTTCCATTGCCATTAATCAAAGAATCATATAATCGTGGAATGGCTGCATGGCGAACAGGACATCGTCCAGGAGCTACAGAACAGCAATGGGGATATGCAAGAGTTCATTCAATGTTGTTATGTGGTAAGACACATTACAGTACTGATTCAGATATTGTAAGAAGAGCACGGAAGACGCAGAAGGGAAAGAAGTGGTTTTTACGGTGTTAATTACGACGAGTCTTTCTAGCTTTACGAGATTTCTTGGCTTTACGAGATTTCTTGGAGCGTTTTCCTCCAGAAACAGGAACAGGAACAGGAACAGGAACAGGAGTTCTTGAAAAATACAACTTATCATTACTACCATCACGCACTGCTAAATATTCAAATTTATCTCCATTATTTTTAACCCATTTATACTTATAGTCAGAATTAGATAATACTGATTCTAAATTTAACCATCTTATGAATGGTGTATTTATTCTAATAGGTCCATTACTTAAAATGATATTCTGAACACTGGCAGGTAATTCATTAAACTCTCTTTTTAAGTACGTGTATTTTACAGTAGTCATATACTTAACTATTAGAATATAATGCGTTTAAATGCTACATCAATCACATTCCGGATGCATCCAGTATATTATACGCACAGTAATCTAAAGCCACACCGTCAATTAATTCATAATGAGTCTCCACTCGGATCAAAACGCGAAAAGCGACAAAAGCGATAAAAGCGATAAAGGAGATAAACCAAATGCCAATGGAAATCTGTTCGAGATCCGTACAGTTCAATCCGCCGCATTCCGTACATTGATTGAGGCGCTCAAAGAGATTCTGACAGAAGCCAATCTGGAGTTTGATAGTACAGGTATCAAAGTGATTGATGTGGATGAAACCCATACCGTATTAACTTATCTTCGTCTACATGCGGACCGTTTTGAGTATTTCTATTGTCCCGCCAAATATATTCTTGGAATCAATATGATTTACTTATTTAAACTTATTAAAACTCTGAATAACACGGATAGTCTCACTTTATTTCTTCCAGCCAATAATCCAAACAAGTTGGGGATCCGCGCGGAGAATGCGGATAAAGGAACGACAAATACATGGATGATGAAGTTGTTTGATACGAATGTGGAGAACATTGAGTTCCCTAATATTTCATTTACGTCTATTATTCATATGCCGTCGCTGGATTTCCAGAAGATTTGTCGTGATTTCAATGCACTTGCTGAGAAACTGGAAATAACAAGTTCTAATTCGGACTTGATTTTCAGATGTATGGGTGATTTTGTAGATGGAGAGACCATTATTATGTCAAATAATCAACGGGAGATTGAGGTGGAGCGGAATACGAATGATATTGTTCAGGGAGTGTTTGAATTGAAGTATTTGGTTCTGTTTACGAAGTGTACGAATTTGTGTACGAGCACTCAGATTCATTTGAAGAATGATTATCCGTTGGTACTAAGATATATGGTGGCAAATTTGGGGGAGGTGAGATTGGTATTGGCTCCGCAGAAGCAGAAGTCGGATGTGCCGAGGAAGTAATGTTAAACAATTAAAAAATATAATATGAGAATATAATTCTGTTATTATATTTGTTTTTTAACAAGTTCCCTAATTTTGTCGAACTTTTTTTAAAAGTTCCCCTGATTTTTGGCAGGCTTTTTTTAAGAACTTGCTAAAAAGCCTATTTTGTCGAACTTTTTTTAAAAGTTCTCCTTATTTTTGGCAGGCTTTTTTCTAAAAGTCCCCTGATTTTTGGCAGGCTTTTTTCTAAAAAGCCTATTTTGCCGAACTTTTTTTAAAAGTTCTTCTTATTTTTGGTAGGCTTTTTTCTAAAAAGCCTAGTACATCTTCTTCTGTACAAACGGCGTATAGATAATATCAGATGTCTGAACAGAATTTAGACTCGTATTAATCTCTCCAATTTGATTGTGTTTCTGTGAATCACTATTCCACACTTTGATAATATTGAAGCCACGTTTGGGGCTAATAGATAGACCATTGATATAGTTGCCAGGATTAGTAGATGCGCAATTGATCATGGATGCAATTACGTAGTCTAGAAAGATATCCGCTGCATTTTTTTTGTGGCAACGGAACGAATAGCAACCACCACGAATATGATAATGGCTTTCCCATAAAGGAGGTGATGGTTCACGCATCATAAAGAACATACCATCTGCAAATGAATTGATATTGAGAGCATCCATAACAGCCCAAAACTGATACCAAGTACCCATTGTTGCAATTTTAGTGAAAGTGTTCATAGTCCATTTGGTTTCCTCTGCTGAATGGAAGTACAGAGTCCATGAACCGGTGGGAATTTGAGACTGAATCGTCAGGATATCTGACTCAGAAGAAGCGTCAGATGCCATCCGATAATATAGTAATATATCTTTATTTTCTTTAAACCATGTTATCAATTTTTAATGTAAGACGAATATCGACATGAGTATGTTCATGTACAAGTAGATCGCGCTCATTACCTTCTGAATCAATGATATGACAAGTAACAATTGCATTTGATGGAAACCATTGTTTGGTATATGCACACCATGACATAAAAAAACAAGACAGACTAGGAATTTTATCTGTACTGCAAATAATAAATGTAGATAAAAAATCATCCATATCATATTCATAATGTTCATTATGGGTATCAATTAACAGACGTACAGAAAGCCAGTCTACTTTATAATATTCATTTGGTTCACTAGGTTCACTAGGTTTTTTTGAATCTAAATGATATGATTTTAATGTATTTTTTGTAGAATGATAAACCCAGTCACTTGCTACATCATTTGTAATATATTGTAGTGGAACAGGACATGTATGATTTGGAATAAAAATCCATTTGTTATGACGATCATAACAGCAATTAACAGTAGATGATAAAAAAGAATTAATATATTTACATGTTGAACTACAATATGTATGTACTCTGTTAAATAGAATAGCACTTCTTAGATTACCCATTCTTTATTATGTAATTACAATATACTTTAAATATCTTTATTTGTTGATACGATAGAAGGCAATGGTTTTTGTTTTTTCTTTCCAATATCCGATGGGAGTGTCATCTTCGGGTTTGTAAATGAAACCTTCAGAATCTTTGTAATACGTTTCACCATTGTATGTGATTTCTTCTACTTCTTCTCCTTCCTCTTCTTCCTCTTCTTCCTCTTTTTCAGATGCTACTTCTGCTTCGACTTCAGCAGCGACTTCAGCAGCAGAAGCTACAGCAGATACTACTGCCGCAATTGCATTTTGAACTTGTTCCTCCTGGACTTCTTCCTCTTCTTGAACTTGTTCTTCTTGTTCCTCCTCTTCCTCTTCCTGAACTTCTTCTTGAACTTCTTCTTCTTCTTGAACTTCTTCTTGAACTTCTTCTTGAACTTCCTCTTGAACTTCCTCTTCTTGGACTTGTTCCTCTTCTTCCTCTTGTTCATCTTCTTCCTCTTGTTCATCTTCTTGAACTTCTTCCTGAACCTCTTTTTTAATAAGATCACAATCCAATTTGGTAACAGATAGATTAGAATTTAAACTCAAATTCATATAATCACATGAGAATACCGCGCCAACACTAGATGACACGAGAGATGAATCAATCGGAATTTCACGCCATACAAACTGCTGTAATTCTTCTTGAACTGTTTTCATTGGGGGTGATTTTTGCTCTGTGTTATCCATTACTGGATTCATTAAAGAAGACTGCAATTGTGCTGTCTGCGATTGAACTACTAAAGAATTACACAATGATTGTGTATCCATTACAACGGAACGTAGTTCCTCAAATTGATGCACTCGTTCAGAGAGTTGGTTGATTTGTTCAGAAATACGAGAGAACATAGTTTGATGAGTATCGAGTTTCTCATTGAGCTGTTGAATGCAAGTGCTGAGATCAGATGAAGTTGTTTTTTGCACAGTTTGAGTATCCATATGAAGCAATTGATGCAATTGCTGCAAATAGGTCTGCATATCTTGCACAGTTGCTTTCATAAGGCCAGCATTAACAGTTTGCATCATGATTTATAAGGAAGCTCTGATAAATTTCTATTAGAAAATTCCAATCAATTTTTTTATCTATATAATATATATTACTTTATCTTTATATTGTAATATATATTATTCTAATATATTTTAACGAGTCCTTAAGACTTTATCTTGAATTCTCCAAATAACAGATAAATTAAGACTTTATCTTGAAATTAATACAAGCATCCAGCGTACTTTCCCATGCCTTTAGAGGTTTAGTTCTACGTAACCGCAAACCATCTTCCGCTTTCTGGATTCGTTCACCCACATTATCTTGAACATTCTTTGTTAGAGAAGAATCATAAAAATCAATTGGTTTCGTATCCATAGTTGTCAAAATACTTACCATCGGCGGCAAATGAACATCAATGAGTACTTTCTGTGACTGGAGTAGCTGACGATATTCTTCAATTGATAAATTTCCACCAAATAGGCGTAACACTACACGCGACGGAGCAGGATGAATATTTCCATTACAAACTGAACCATATAATCGATATAAGAGTGAGAGTTGTTCCCATCGTGTATGGGAATCCTGACGGATATCAAATAAATATGAAGTAGCACATTCTGGAGAGCAGAAATTGCCTGTGACTTCAATGTATTCACCTGTATCACGAATAGGAAGAATAACAGGGCGATGTGTAAAAATATGACAACACCATAAACACGCTGCATCCGACTTCATAGGAATTTGTTTGATGTCTGATGAATCTTTAAATTGGACAAGCATAGTACCCTTCAAATTATAATAATCAATTTCATCCAATTTGACTTCTTTTTTAACAATTGGATTCACTGGAGCAACTGTATGAAACTCCTCTTTAATGGGAGATAATTGTTCCACGTCATCATGGAATGGATTACATGCATAAGTATCATATGGAACAGTATCTTCAGGTGGATGTGGATCATATACAATAGGCATATCATGACTCATCACATCACGGCTGTGAATTGGTAAATGAACAATTAGAGGGCGTTGTTCTTTCTGTAGTAGATTTCCATTGATACCCTCTGGAGTTACTACGGCTATGATGGGGAATTTCTTCTTAGTAGTTTTGACAGGTTCATCTACATTTGTTAGTATTTTGCGACCACGACCGCGTCCACGACCACGTCCGCTCATTAAATAGTAATAGGTCATTTTTCTTTATGCTGAACTTATCATAAATGTAAAATACTATGTAAAGCCCTAACACTCAATACATTTCAACTAAAGATATGTCAATCAACATCTCATTCTGGTGCGAACGTGTCAGAAAATGTTTTTCAATGTTTCTAAAGAATCCCCAGACGCTTCAGCATATGCTCTTATTTGGTCCGCCTGGTTCAGGAAAAACTACGAGTGCTAAATGGCTTGTAGAGCAAATCTGGGGAAATCGTAAATCTCTTATGTGTATATCTATGAATGCAGCGGATGAACGAAGTTTAGAATCCATTCGGCAAAAAGTCTTTCCATTTTTACATGTAGATTGGCGAACAGATAATGAAACTGCCCCGCGATTCTTAATATTGGATGAATGTGAAACGCTAACAGAAGCCGCACAGTTATCCTTACAATCCGTGCTAAATACAGATGCAAAAGATATATGTGTCATCTTAATATGCAATTCACAGAGTCGTATTCACGCTAAGCTTCGTCAAAGACTCCTTAAAATTCGTTATGATCCTCCCAATAGGAACAATGATGTAGTAGATATTTTCACAGCCATTACACGAGGAGACCTTCGCCAGTATTCTAAGAAGCCAGAGATCGAACTACGAATTTGGAAGTATATCCATTGCCATTTAAGTGAAATTCCGCTCCTTATTCAAGACGATTCAATTGATTATCAGGTTATTATAACGGAACTTCTACTTCTATCAGATATGTTTGCAATTATGGATGAGCCCTTTATGAACAGGATTAATATCATTTATCAGCTCTTATCAGATAATACTTTACTTTTTGATAAAATGGAGGAGCAACTTATAAAATTGATTGTAGAATTTAAAGATAAGTTAGACAAAAAGTTTGCATAATATGGCTTATGAATCAGATGAAGTGGCGGTATATGAAAAGACCAATCTTCGTATCTCTACGATGGTTATTACAGCGCATTGGGGAACACCTGTTAATTTAGACCAACTATTTGAAATGACTCGTGCACATCTTATTCCGATATGGCTTCCTGTAGAAGGGATTCTTAAATTTGAACACAAAAAAATGGTGATGGGGTACAGTCACAAGGATATATTTACAAATCGCAAAATGACATCAAAATCTTTCTTTAATCAATCCACTATTATTGTGCGAAAAAAGATTCCGAATAATAGTTTTAAACAAGTCAATATCAAACTCTTTGCAAATGGTGGAATACAGATGACAGGAGTGATGTCTGAAGAGTTTGCACTCGAAACGATTGAATGGTTGTTATTACTTATTAAGACGCTTCCTCAATCGCCATTTATGGAACATCCACAGATTGAACGATTATCTACACAGCTCATTAATACGGATTATACAATCAATAAATTCATTAATCAAGAGGTATTGCATCAAATCTTGATTACTGAATACAATCTATTTAGTATGCTTGAAAAAACGATTTATCAAGGAATTAATACGAAGTTCTTTTACAATTCAAATAATGAAAATGGGGTATGTTGTTGTACAAATTTCTGCAAGGGTCAAGGGAATGGAGAAGGAGATGGGCAGTGTAAGCGAATTACGATTAGTATTTTCCGAACGGGACGAATTATTGTAACGGGTGCTAGACAAATTAATCAGATT